CAGAAGGACTTATCTTGTCAAGACAGTTTTTAACCCCAGTTGGCCTACCGTCGGGAAATACCCTCCCGGCGGTAGGCCAACTGGGGTTAAAAACTGTCTTGACAAGATAAGTCCTTCTGTTGCTTATATCTTACTACTAGCCAACCACTACCACGCGGTATGCGTCGGCAGCAACGTTTGCAGTAGCTACCCAGGTAAGTGTTACAGCCGAAGTGTTAGTTCTAGCAACATCGACTTCAACCTGAGTGTAAGTGCTGTTCTCAAATACCTGAACAGTTACGTCTCTAGAAGCCATACCGTGAGTGACAACCCAAGTAACTACGTTGCTGGTTGGCTCTAAGAGAGTGTTGTTTTCAGCATACTTAGTTGTGAAACCGAGGCTGGTCTTTGCACCTGCTGCGGTGTTAGCGTTAGTACCACCGTTAGCAACTGGAAGAATTCCGCTAAACGAAATCTGGTTGCTGTTGATGGCAATGTTGGTTCCGGCGGTGTACTCGTTAGCAGCCGAAAACTGAGTCCAAGTGGTTGCACCTTCTGAGTAGCCAGTTACAATCCAACCGGTAGCAGCGTAGGTTCCGTCAGTTACAAGAACGTATGAGCCTTTTTCTAGTTCGCTAGCAACAGGGTCAGCGTCTGCTGCGCGAGTAGGAGCACCAGAAGCGGCTACAACATAGATACCGTTTTCGGTAGCGGTTGACTGGTTCTTGATAAGGATGCGGTCACCTTGAGCAAGAGTAACTCCACCAACGGTGTCTCCAGGCTCAAAGTCAGATGCTAGGGTTCCTGCAACTGCGGTAGCAGCGCGTACTGAATCCTTAACGCTTAGACCCTGGACAAGACCATCGACATAAGTCTTAGATGCAATGGTGTTTGTGTCTACTGAGATTGCGCCAGTAGTGTCGTTGTATGACAGACCGCTTCCGACTGCGTTACCTACGGCGTCTTGAGCACGCTCGTCTGTGAAGTAAAGGTTAGTGCTGCCTTCGCTTAGGTTGTCAGTAGTTGAGTCAGCAACGCCATTCTCGGCTGCAAAAGTGAATTTGTTGGTGTTGTCATCATAAGTAATGGTGATGTTTGAGTGGGTTCCAGCCGCAATTGCGTTTGCTACTGCATCCTGAGCACGTTCATCTGTGAAGTAGAGGTTTGTGCCTTCAGTTAGGTCAGAAGTAGTTTTACCTGTCCACTGGTCAGCAACAGAGAAGTTAAGTTTGGTTTCGGCGTCAACGTATGTGACGGTGATTCCAGATTGGCTTCCGTTAGTGATGAGAGTTCCGACTGCATCTTGAGCACGTTCGTTAGTGAAATAGAGATTGGTGGTACCTTCTTCAATAACGTCAGTGGTTAGTGCGTCAATGGCAGCAGTAATCTGGCCGCTCACATCGCCACCAGCAGCTAGGGACACCCAGGCGGTGCCGTTCCAAAGGGTGATTTGGTTGGTGTCGGTGTCGTAGTAGATTTGACCTGCTACCGGACTTGATGGTGGGTTTTGTAGATTTTGGATTCTTGCATTTAAAAGCTCATTCTTATTTAGATTGAGCCCTGTTAAAAATGAGCGTGACATTTGGGTTCCTTATGATAGATGAGCAGTTCCAGAAATTGATGCTGAAAATACTACGGTTAGGGTGTTTGAATTGGTGTGTGTTACTGCGCCTTCAACCATGGTTCCTGCGCTGTCAAAGACATTTACGCTTGGTTTGAAGTTTAGGTTGTGTGCAATTGTCCAAGTAGCTGAAGCTGCTGCTTGGTTGTGCGTATATGAAACTAGAGCTGGGACATCGCTTGATGATATTCCAGCTGCTCCAGTAGGGCCGGTGGGGCCAGTTGGCCCTTGAACGCCTTGTGGTCCTCCATACGCAATTGTTACATGATTGCCGGTCTTATCGACCTGGACAATATTTGGTTTATCTTCGTATTCGACCGGCATTAGCGAGTAACCTCCGGCCTTACTACGAAGTTTCCCTGAATCAATCGGTTGACTACACCTGATACAGGAGCTATTAGTTCCAAGTCGTAAACGTGTATGCCTTCAGGCAAGGTAGCGGTTACAGACGCTGGAACAGACATAGTGACGGTGCCTGCGGCCCCGCCCAAAACTAGATAGCCGTTGCTGGTAGTAAGCTCTAACACCGTTGTTGGAGCATCTACAGTGGCTCTGACGTGCATTCTGGCTGTATATCCAGTGACATTTATGGCTCGTTTAGCTGAATCTTTCCAAGTTATGGTGCGCGAAAGTGTCGCGCCTTGGTCGGCAACGATGTTATAGAGTCCTGCTGGTGGGCAACAGCTCATGATGCCTCGATTCGGGAGAAAGGTGTAGTCCCTATTATTGTACAACAAATATAAGAATGTTAGAATGTATACACTGCTATAAAAATCGAAGGATTTGCATTGTTAGACCTACTAGAAGACCTAGATTTTGACCTGTCTGATACAGATGATTCAAATCAATTTGCTCATTATGCTGAAAAGGCCTCCGTTACTGAGGGGTATATTATGGGAACTCCGGTAATAGCCCTATGCGGTAAAACCTTTATACCTTCTAGAGACCCCGAAAAATTAACGGTGTGTCCCCCTTGCAAAGAAATATTAAATGGACTATTCTTGCCAAGTGAGTAATACTCGGTGTTCAAAAACCAGAGTATACTTGTAAAACTATCAATCCCTATCTCTAAGGCGGCACAATTGTCTCTGTTCTCTTTTGAACTCAATAAAGAATTTGTAGCTGAATATAAGAGCAAAGAATCCCCTTTTGGTTACAAAGATGCCGCTGGCAACTCTGTAGGCGAAATTACATTCTTGCGAACATATTCACGTAAAAAGGAAGATGGTACCAAGGAAACATGGGCAGAAGTCTGCGAACGTGTTACCAACGGTACTTACTCAATTCAGAAAGACCACGCAAAGCAAAACCGCTTGCCATGGTCAGACGCTAAGGCTGCGGCCTCGGCAAAAGAGTTTTTCGACTCTCTATTCAATTTAAAGTGGTCACCACCTGGCCGTGGTCTTTGGGTTATGGGGACGGATATTGTAAACCGTCAGAAGAACTCTGCAGCTCTTCAGAACTGTGCGTTTGTTTCTACTCTAGAGATGACCAAGCAGAACCCAGGTAAACCGTTTGCATTTCTTATGGAGGCATCTATGCTCGGTGTGGGCGTGGGGTTTGACGACAAAGGTGCTGACAAGAACTTTGAAATTTACGAGCCAGCTGGGTTCCAGGAATATGTAATTCCAGACACCCGCGAAGGCTGGATGGAGTCAACTGTTGCTCTAATCAATTCGTATTTAAAGCCAGAGCAGCCAATCTGGGAGTTCAACTATGACCAGATTCGTCCGTATGGCACTCCAATTGCTACCTTTGGTGGAACTGCGTCAGGTCCAGACCCGTTGTTTGCACTTCACGGAAAGATTCGTGCAATTTTCTTGGGTCGTAAGGGTCAGCTCCTAACTACTGTCGACATTGCCGACATTGGTAACTTAATTGGTAGGTGTGTAGTTTCTGGAAACGTCCGTCGTTCGGCAGAACTTCTAATCGGTCGCATTGATGACGACAACTTCTTGAACCTTAAGAATGCAGAGGCGTTCCCGGAGCGTAACTCGTATGACCCGGAGACTCCAGGGTGGGGTTGGATGTCAAACAACTCGGTCATGGTTAACGTTGGTACTGACTTCTCAAAGATTATTGATGGCATTATCCGCAACGGTGAGCCAGGCGTAATCTGGGAAGATGTGTCAAAGGCTTATGGCCGTCTAGGTGACCCAATCAACAACAAGGACCACCGCATCATGGGCTACAACCCTTGTGCAGAGCAGTCTCTCGAAAGCTATGAGATGTGTACCTTGGTTGAAACATACCTAAACCGCCACGAGAGTAAGGAAGACTATCTTCGTACTTTGAAGTTTGCTTACCTCTACGCTAAGACCGTAACTCTCATGCCTACCCACTGGGAAGAGACCAACGCAATTATGCAACGCAACCGTCGCATCGGAACTTCGATGTCTGGTATTGCAAACTTTGCTGACATCCATGGGCTTCCGGCTCTTCGTACTTGGATGGATGAAGGGTACGCAGTTATCAAGAAGTACGATGTCACTTACTCGGAGTGGCTAGGTATTCGCGAGTCAATCAAAACCACGACCGTCAAGCCGTCAGGCACCGTGTCGATTCTTGCAGGCGAGAGCCCGGGCGTTCACTGGACTCCAGGTGGCGAGTACTTTATGCGTGCTATCCGCTTTGGTAACAATGACCCGATGCTCCCGCTGTTCAAGATGGCTAACTACAATGTAGAGCCAGCTTCAGAAAGTCCAGAGACTACCTCGGTGGTGTTCTTTCCAATCAAGTCTGGTGCTAAGCGTGCAGAGCGCGACGTCACTATCTTTGAGAAGATGGCACTTGCTGCTACTGCCCAGCGTTATTGGTCGGACAACTCGGTGTCAGTCACTATCTCGTTTGACCCGGAGAGGGAAGCTCAGCACGTTGAGTCTGTGCTTCACATGTATGACGGTCAGCTCAAAACGGTATCGTTCCTGCCATCTGGTAACTATACCTACCCACAGATGCCCTACACCCAGATTACAAAAGAAGAGTATGAGAGCGCGACTGAGAAGCTGTTCCCTATCTCGTTTGATGGCGTCTACCAGGGTCTAGGCGTTGAAGCTATTGGCGAAGCCTACTGCACCACAGACGCATGCGAGGTAAAGCTCATCAAAGAAAACCAGAAGTAATATCTGTAAAGCAGGAAAGCCGTCCTTCGGGGCGGCTTTTTTGTTATCAATTTGTAATTGCCTCTTGCGTAAATTAAGAGGTCAAGATAGGCTTTTTCTAGTGCCAACAAGCAGAAAATAAGGAACTAAATATGCCAGCGTTTGAGTCGTTTTTCCCAGAAGATTATCCAGATTTTGAAGAATTTGGGACTCCTCCCTGCGCTACGAGCGACCCTGACTCCTTCTTTTCTGAAGACCATCCTGATGGAATGAAAAAGATTCGGCCTATCTACCGCTATGAGCGTGAAGCAAAGCAAATATGCCTAGAGTGTCCTTATATGAAACGATGCTTGCAGTTTGCTTTGGACAACCCCGACGTGCAAGGTATTTGGGGAGCAACCACTGAGCAGCAGCGAATTAAGATAAGGAAGGGTATTCCGGTTTCCATAGCCCTGCCCTCAAGTAAACATCGCTAAAATGAGGTAAAATAGTATTGCCTGGGAGAGGGTGCTAATTAACCATACCTATCCCGGGAGAATCATGTACATATTAAAAACCATCCTAAAGCGTACTGTCGCTTTGGTGATTCTAAAAGTCAGTGCAGTTCTAGCCGCCGGTTCTATCGGTGGCGTTGAGCTGTGGCAGTCAGCCCTTATCGCCGCGTTTGTCGGTGTCATGGAAGTTGCTGAATCTCTAGCCCGTGCCTATGTTGTAGACGGAAACCTAAGCGAAGACGAAATCAACGTTGCGTTCGCATCGTCTGCTGAGGCCGAGGTTGCTAAGAACAAGGGCGTCAACTAGTTCAATAAAAAAGAACCCCCTGCGAAAGCAGGGGGTTTTTTCTTAACTAAATTATGTCTTCGCCTTTGAGTTTAGTTCTGGCAACGCCATAGTACAGAGGATTGGCTGAGCTAAGCCCCATGGCTTTTGCAATCTTAGTGAGCGAGATGCCTTTGTCTTCGTACTCGAAGCGAAGTGCTTCGTGATACTGGTCTGTCCCGTAAGTCTTGGCAGTCTGAATTCTTTCGACTGCTTCCTGAATTTCGGTTGGTGTTGCCTTGCTACGAGTTCTTTTAGCTGCTACTGGAATCTCGGCCATGATTACTCGGCGTCGAACTCCTGCGTATGTAACCTCAAGCTTCTTGGCTAGTGCCAACAGGCTACCGCCCTTTGAGTAGTACTCAACGAGAAGTTCAGTGTAGGTCCTAGATGCGTCATGCTGAGGAGACTTAGTGTCTCTTGATCCGTATGCCTTTTTGGCTAGTGGCAGTACCGGAGCGATTTTCTCCGCGTACTCTTCTAGTAGTTCGTCTTTCATATTTGCTCCTTAGTGCTGGAAGATATAACTCACTATAATCAGGTTAAATAATACTTGTCAAGTACTTTACAAAAGAATTATTTGTGTGTTAGCATGTTCAAATCTAAAGAAAGGAATGACCATGGCAAAAGGTAAAGGTGGAGGCTCGTCTATTAAAAGGGAGAGCAACAGCGACCGCAACAACAAGAAGGCGTTTAAGAAGCGTCCGAAGATGTTTGACGCAATCAAGCGTCGTCTTGTAACAAAGGCATAGCATATGCTATAATCAATCTATAACTAAATACGGGCCTGACTGGTTTCGACAATGAAACTGAAGTCGGTGAAGCAAGCCGAGATGGCGGAGTCTCGTAAAACCGCTAAAAGAAATAAATGCTGAATCACGTTCTGCATTCGCTCTAGCTGCTTAGTAGCAGTTAGAACCCCTAGCAAAGCACTAATCCTAAGTGGGCAGCTAGGCTTTAAATAAATAGGATAACCCGCACCACGTCCATGCTGGAGACGTAAAACTGTAGCACCAGGAGATGTGGCAGTGCAGTCTCCGAAATATTCACTGCCTAAGCTTGTAGAAGAACGATGAATCTCTCATTGGACGCGGGTTCAATTCCCGCCAGGTCCACTTGACAATCGTAAGAAAAGAATGCTAATGTGTAACTAACTGCTAGATTCAGCTGAGGAATCGCCCATAGCAACCTGAGTAGTATCCGAACCAATAGTACCCCGCAAGGCGTTGAGTAGTAAGAGAACCAATATGGAATGCATCGGAGTTCAAGGTCGCGCTTGGATAGTATGTTTATTATGATGATAGATATAACAGTAAACCCCTCGTGGAAACACGGGGGGTTTTCTTTTATGGTATGGTAGGTGACTATGGCTAGAAAAAAGCAACCTGTCCCCAGCGGTCCGAGGCCGAACGACAACTGGGTGATTGAGACAGAGATTCAGATCAACGGTCGCAATGTAGTGCCTGGAACTGAACTGAAGATAGAAGGAGAGCGTGGACGCTTCCTTTTCATGAGATACGTAGTTAACGGGGAAATATCTTGGATAGACGTTCATGGCGGGCCAAAAGGCTATGAGCACACAAGAAGCTTTAGACTTGACAGGGTAAAGCGTGTACACTATAAAAATCAAAGTACAAAGAATCTTGCCAAAGAATATAAGGAAAAACTTAAGGCTAAACGGGATGAGAGTCCGGACGCCGTATAAACTTGGGGTTAAGGTTATACACGGAAAGAGATGAAATGATTATTGGATTATCAGGATGGGCACGTTCGGGTAAGGACACTGTTGCCAACCACCTTGTGGATAACTTTGGCTTTGTCAAAGTATCCTTTGCAGAGCCTATGCGCGAGGCTTTAGTCCGCCTAAATCCTAAGATTTCGATAGGCGATGGGCTTCACACGGAGCTTGCTTCGGCGGTTCGACTAATGGGGTGGGAGTCTCTTAAAAGCGAGAGTCCAGACGTTCGTGGTCTTATGCAGCGTTTTGGGACTGAGGTTGGTCGGCAGATGTTTGGGGAGGACTTTTGGGTAGACCTAGCTTTATCACGCGTAAAGCCTGGAACAAACGTAGTTATTCCTGACTGTCGATACCCTAACGAAGCCAACGCCATTAAGGCAACCGGCGGTGTGGTGTGGAGAATAGAGCGTAACGGCGTTGGTCCAGCCAATGACCACGATTCAGAAAGAGCTCTGGACTCTTACGAGTTTGACCAACGCCTAGCCAACTACGAAACTTTCGACGTCCTTAATGGATTAGTAGATGACTTGGTGGCTAGTGTCCTATAGCAGTCTGTGGAAGGTTATTTACTTAGATGAGGATAGGCAGTCCGAGTATGTGTGGTACTGCAAGGCAGATAAAAAGAATAAGGCCATGAGTATGTTTGTGATTGAGCATGGCACTGATAACTTCATCTGCGACGTCTTTATTGCTGATGAAGACGAGGTAGAGGCTTATGAGCAGGGTTTTGATGCCGGCGGGGACTGGGAGTATCAAAAAGCTTATGAGTCCGGTAAGGCTGTTCTTATTAAAAGAATGCTTGATACTATGAACGATACCAAGGTACCATGGAAACGTAAAGTAATTAAACGACTAATAGAGAAAGTGTGCTACGAAGGTGACTGAAAAAGAAGAATACACAACGATTGACATTGAGCCTAAGGACGAGGACCAGAAGCTGGCAATACTTATCCTGATGAACGAAGGCGCTCTGCGCGAGCGTGAGCGTGTCATTGAAATCCTTAAGGAAGAGCTGAAGGAGTCCCTGGACCCGATTGAGGGTACTAAGGGTGGTTGGCGCGAGCATCTAATCGCTCGTATCAAGGGAGAGAAGTAGTGACTGATACTCCAATCCATGACAACCTTTCGTCAGAGTTTGACGCTTCTAGGTCTTGGTGGAAACAGCAAGGCGCATTAGAGGAGCTCAGGTTGACGTTGACGTTCCTAAGGAAGATTAAGAAGCCAACTAAGCAGACTGAAGAGATTATTGAGATTCTGCAGAAAAGACTAGATGACTTTGGAAGAAAGTAACGACCCTGGTAAGGCACTCTTATACGCCCGCGTTAGTACATCTATGCAGGTGAATGAGGGAGTGTCCTTAGATGTTCAGGAGCGTCAGTTGATAACCGCTGCTGAGTTTCATGGGTTCACTAGCTGGGAGCTAGTCAAAGAAGAAGGCCGTTCTGGTAAGAACATTACCGGCCGACCTGCGCTCGTCGACGCCCTTAAGAGGTTAGAGTCTGGAGACGCTCAGGCGTTACTGGTAACTCGTATTGACCGCCTGGCTCGTAGTACAACTGACTTCTTGCACATCGTGGACAGGGCCAATGCTAAGGGCTGGCGACTAATCATGCTGGACCTTAACCTGGATACTTCTTCGTACCAGGGGCGCTTCGTGGTTACCATCATGTCTGCGCTGGCTGAGATGGAGCGAGGAATCATTGCTTCGCGTCAGAAGGATGTACATAAGGACCGCCGAGCTCGAGGAATTGTTTGGGGAGTGGACATGGGTCCGAAAAACAAAACTCCCGACGTCCTTAAGGATAGAATCCTAGCGGAGCGATTTAAAGGATTGTCGTACCGAGAGATTGCCAACGGACTAAATGCTGACGGAATACTTTCGCAAAACGGTGGAAAGTGGTATCCTACGACCGTAAAGAATATCGTAGACACCTACTTAAATAAAGAGGAGTAAAGCTGAGATGAAAGAATATCAGAGATTTAGAAGCAAACCAGAATGCGGAACTAGAAGTGGTTATGACTACCACCGACGTGCTCTTAAGGAAGACCCGTGCGAGCTGTGCGCCGAAGCAGAGCGTTCGTATCACAGAGAAAGACGCGTACGCGATAGCGTAAAGCTGAATGCAGATCGCAGAGCTTGGAAGAGGGCTCACCCAAATGTGCGTAGAACTGTTTTTACTATGGAAGAGATAGTGGCGGTTTATGGTACTTGCTGTCACTACTGTGGTGGAGAGATAGACTTTGACGCTCCTAGAGCAGCTGGCACGCCTGGCTGGGAAAAGGCGTACCACCCAGACCACCTAATCCCTCTATCAAAGAATGGCCCGGACGTCATTGAGAACATCAGACCTTCGCATGCGCAGTGCAATATGCGTAAATGGGCCACTGTCGACGTTGCTATTGTAGAGGAAGACAATGCCTAGTTTAGGTGGAGAAACATCAGTATCTGCAACGGATGTGTGGTTAACACCACCTGCAATTATTAAGGCTTTGGGGCAGTTTGACTTAGATCCGTGCACGTCTTTGGACCGCCCGTGGGACACCGCTGGGCATCACTACACCATTGAAGACGATGGTTTGAAGCAGGAGTGGTTTGGTCGTGTGTGGTGCAATCCTCCGTATGGAAAAGCTATGGCTCCTTTCCTTGAGAAAATGGTTGCTCATGGCAACGGAGTAGTTCTAATCTTTGCTCGCACTGAGACAAAGGCTTTCTTTGATTACGTGTGGGACAAAGCAGACGCCATCCTATTTATGAAAGGCCGTGTGAAGTTCCACCTGCCGGACGGGTCGCAGGGTGGCACTGCCGGAGCTCCTAGCGTTCTGATTGCCTATGGCGCAGAGAACGTGAAGGCTCTGGAGACCTGTGGGATTCCTGGAAAAATAGTTTATTTAAATACTTGACACGTTGTCGTCGACGTTCCTATAATCTAACTATGCAAACATTTCTCCCATATGACGACTTCTACAAAGTCGCAGAAGTACTAGACAACAAGCGCCTCAACAAGCAGATTCTTGAGTGCTACCAAATCCTAAACGTTCTGTCAAACGACAACCCTCGCGCTGGCTGGCGCAATCACCCCGCTGTCAAGATGTGGCGCGGGTTCGAGATGGGCCTATACCAATACACCTTCGTGATGATTGAAGAAGCTAACAAGCGTGGCATCAAGACAGACAAGAACGTAGCCAACCTTGAGGCTCTGCACGAACGTGCGTACAAGGGCTGGGGCTATGGAATCCCTACCTGGTTCGATAACGTCGACGTCCTTAATAAAGTAACAACGACACACAAAGCCAACCTTTACAATAAGGACCCGGAATACTATGTAGACTTTGGTAGTGCAGTGTTTGATGAAAACAATGCTCCCTGCTGCGAACGTTGCAGCTACTACTGGGTAACTCACGTTAAGGACAATTGATGCCAAGATACGAATACAAGTGCGCCAAATGCGAGGACACAATCATCGTGTCCCGTAGTATTCATGACGATGACCCTGGCTACACTTGTGAGAAGTGCAATGAGCCTATGCAACAAGTGATGGGCAACATCTCCTTATCTTTTAAAGGCACGGGTTGGTCTGGTAAGAGTAATTGAAAAACTGGCTGAAGGGCGCTTGGTGCTTTCTTCGAAGGCACAAACTTACAGTTGGAGCTGCGTGTCCCGTGACAGGAATTAAGGTATTGACGTGCGAACGCTGTAAGATAGACAACATGCCTACACACAATAAAGGAATGAGCTTTGAGTAAAGGATATCCGTGCCGAAGGCATCGTATTAGATTTACGGGCAGTTGCTGTCCAAAGTGCTATAAAGAACGTAGAGACAAGGAGCGTAGCTACAGTGTCAGAAGGATTTGAAAGAATGCCGTTTTTGAAGGCATATAAGATGCTTCGAGCTAGGAATGTCGGGCGTCTAAAGGCCGCCTACTGGGCCGCTCAAGGGCTTCAGGAGTACGTAATTAAGTCAAATAAGAGCTAAGCCTCACGTGGTATCCTGATTAGACGGAGGTCATTATGGGTATGCCTAAGCAGGTCAAGATAGGGCCTCAGGTATTCGCTGTCGTCGAGCGTTCTAAAGCTGACGATGGAATGCTTAATGATGGCTGTTTTGGCTATACCATGGACATGTCTAATCTTATTGTCGTCGACGTCGATATTCACGTCACTAAAAAGCAAGTAACTCTCTTGCACGAAATCATGCACGCTTGTAGGATGGTATTCGAGGGACCTACCAAACCCGCTAAGTCTGATGATGCAGATACTTGGGAACATCATTTCATCGGGATATGGGAATCTTCTTTGCTACTTGTACTTCGAGAGAATCCAGATGTAGTAAAGTGGTTGCTATCAGAAGGTGGGACAGTTCCACCAAAGAAGTAAAACTTACACGGAGATAAAATGACAGAAGACAAGCCTCACTACGACGTCCTTATCGCAACGCCTGGAAAGATGTTGCACGCTGAATACACTTCTAGTCTTGTAGACACAATCCGCTGGTTGGAGTCTGAGGGTAAGACATATAAGTTCCTAAACAAGCAGGGCTCCTTAATCTCTAGCACTCGTGAATCGACTGCGCTTGACTCGTACACTCCAAACTGGGAGACGCGCGAGGTTGGTGGCGGTGCTTACACCTACGGCAAAATCTTTTGGATTGACTCGGACGTTCAGTGGGACGTAGAAGCATTCAAGAAGATTTATGAATCAGACCTAGACATTGTTGGTGGTCTTTATCAGACTGCCCCAGATGGTCGAGTTGCTCTAGCGTTCTTTGACGGACTTGGTCAGCCAACGGTTGTTCGTGAGCAAGACTTCATGATGATGGACGGAGACATCCACGAAGCATACGGAATTGGTTTTGGGTTCGTTGCTATGAAGTCTGGTGTATTTGAAAAGTGTGATCGCCCTTGGTTCTTAATGGAGCGTATTAATTGGGCTCACCTGGACTTTCCATTGAACATCGGAGAAGACTACTCGTTCTGTGTAAACGCCCGTAGGAACGGATTCAAAACTTATGTGGACTCAACCGTAAAAGTTATGCACCACAAGGAAACTGTCTACTACATTAGGTAGACGTAACGGGAGTTAGCTCAGCCGGTTAGAGCCCCGAACTCATAATTCGGTCGTCGCGGGTTCAAGTCCCGCACTCCTGACTTGACAGAAATCATCGACGTCAGTAAGGTACTTATATGACAAATGCAGAGCTTGAGAAGCTTCTAAAGGAAGCTAGGTTCATCAGACAGCAAGAACGTAAACGTCTGTATGAAAAAGCTAAGCGTGCTCGAAAAGCCTCCGGTACTCCAATGGCAGAGAGAGCCGACTTAAAATCGGTACAGTGCGAGTTCGAGTCTCGCGCGGAGGACAATGGGTAGGATACCAGACATGCCTAACTTAGAACGCTGCCCTAAATGCGCTAAGTTCGTAAACAGCAAGAACTTGGACGCCCTTGTTGAGCAGGATATTCAAGGGAACTTGGTAACTTATTGTAGTTACGTCTGCCTAAATTCGGACGTTGTGAGGCTACATAGTGAAGAGCCTGAAATAATCTATTAGTCCTGTACTTCGGGGGCTTTCTGTGCTATTGTGTCATCATACGCAGAGAAGGTGATTTTAATGGATGAAATTCTTGTAGGCAAAAAAGTGTCTATAGACTTTGGGCCGTCTTCGGCAATAATTCATGTCGAAATTGTGGAAGTAAATCCTGTATACTTAGTGGCTGTGGACGCAAATAACAGACTTCGCTACATCCCACTTACGGCAGTAAACATGATTACACTAAACAAAGGTCAACTAGGTAATGATTCAAATTGAGTTTAGATCAGATGTAACCGTTCAGCTTGTCGACGCTAATGCGTCAGATAAATCGGTTGCCATGTCTGCGCGTATCTCAACCGGAGGTGCGTCAGTCGACGAGGCAAAAGATGCTGGGCTAATTAACTACCTAATGCGCGACCGTCATGGTACGCCGTTTGAGCACAACTCGTTTACGTTCCGTATTGAAGCCCCTATCTTTGTGTTCCGTGAGTTCATGCGTCACCGTATTGCTTCTTACAATGAAGAGAGCGGTCGCTACAAGGAACTGGACCCTGTGTTCTACATTCCAGACCCTGAACGTAAGTTGATTCAGATTGGTAAGACTGGTGCTTACGAGTTTGTTGAAGGAACTGACGAGCACTACAAGACTACTTACGCTTGCTTGAAAGAAAGCAGTGTGCAATCTTATGGTTACTATCAAGACATGCTTGAAGCAGGTGTTGCTCGTGAAGTCGCTCGCATGTGTCTTCCAGTGAATCTTTACTCTTCAATGTACGTAACTATGAACGCTCGTGCGCTTATGAACTTCCTATCGCTACGCACCAAGCGTGATGATTCAAAGTTTCCTAGCTATCCTCAGCGCGAAATCGAAATGGTCGCTGAGAAGATGGAAGAATTCTTCGCAGAGAAGATGCCTGTAACTCACTCGACATTTAACAAGAACGGACGCGTGGCCCCCTAATGAGTGATGACCAACTATTTGAAGACCCTGATAACTTTGTGGTAAGTAAGGTTCAACGTGCTGTGCAGATTGCTATGCAAGCTCGTAAAGAGGCAGAGGATGCTAATAAAGAAGCCATCGACGCCGCTACTACCTTTGGCTATGAACTTGGTGTCATAGATAGGGAGCAAGAGATTCTTGCCTGGATTGAAGAAAACCGTTCTGCCATAGAGTTAGAGCCTGGTAATAACATCTACCGTGACCACTTCAACTCTGAGTCACTGATTGCCTTTATCAAGGGAGAGGGCAAGTGAGTGTAGACCTACAGGTTCAACAATGGAACATGGAAAGACTACGCACTTTCTTTTGGCTCTCATGGTGCCAGCGTTTAGGGCTTGAGTTGACTGCTGAGCAGCAAGAGTTGTTAGCGTTGTTGGAAAAACAGCAGGTTGAGATTGAAAATCTTATCAAGGGAGAGAACAAGTGAGAACTTTTTACGATGACCTAGACGATAACATGCTAGACCCTGAGTTTGCTTACGAGTTTGGTAGAGCTGAGCGCGAGTTGGAGATTGTGCAACTAGTCAAAAGGATTGAGTGTCACTCAACACATAGCGAACTTTGCTACAAGGAGCACGTTTTTGTTGAGCGCCTAATTGCTGCTATTAAGGAGCAAAAAAAATGAACAGAACTGACATGGATGCGCTGGTAGATGGAATTGCGCTGTTCTTTGTGTTCAATGGGGTGCTTGGTCTTGCTATTAGGACTGACCTATTTTGGTTCTGTGGGCTATTGGTGTTGATTGGCCTAGGAATTAGGTGGGTCTACAGGGCTATTAAGAGGATGAATGACAATGGATAAACTCTGGAGAGTTGAAGTTGAGTACATTGACGAAGACGTTAGCTCCGACGTCATTAAGGAAATACACTACGTAAAGGCTGAGAGCGAGTCTGAGGTTGTAGAGGACTTTGAATGGGCTAAGTCGTTGTTTGTTACGCAAGCAAGTGAGCTTGAGGTTCAGGCTTATGACTCTGGGTTCATTGAGGGTTGGGATAGCAATGAGGAGTACAGAATTGCGAAAGAGCGTCTTGATGCTTATGACGGAACCGCTAGCAGAATCGTGGACTTCGGTGATGACTTTGACCCTGTCTTTGAGCAGGTGTTTACCTGCGGAATCTGTAGGGTCACACTGGCTAATATGTCGCTGATTAGTGGCAAGAAGATTCCTGTAGAGGGGTACAAAACTATGTGGAACGTGTGTCAGAGCTGTTCGGATATCGTAGACGCCATTGATGAGTGAGTTTGAGCGCGTAACCTGGAAAGACCATTACGCCAGGGGTTTTGTTGCGGGGCAAAAAAATATAAAAGAAAGCTTGACACAGAAGATTCGAGCAGTTAGATTTGAGACTGTAAACCCGGACGTAAGAGACTGGGCAGAGAAGCTACTGAAAGAGATTGAAAATGAGCATGGTGGAAACGGAAATGATAACTCCTAGGTTGTCTAGGCTCTGGGAACTACAAGCTAAGCTGGCATACATTCGCGCTGAAGCTGCAAAGGTTGGGGTCTTGGTTGAGACTAAGGCTAAGTTTGGTAAAGGTGTAGGTGGCGTCTTTAAAAATGTCAGCGAGATTCAGCTTATAGACCCTAAGAGTGGTAGGAAAGCTAGTGTATTTGGGAGCATGGCTCTTATGTCGTCATCTCTCGCTGGTGCAGTAGAAGCTGAGTTTGCTCGTACGTGGAGTTCTGAGTTTTGGGTGCTCAGGGAGTTGTTGCTAGGAGTACATGTAGACATGGTTAATGAGCCTGACTGGGCAGTGCTAAATACTTCGGCTAGGCCAAAGCAGATTACTCTTTGGAAAGATGGCGTTGTTAGTGGCAAAGACATGTATGCTCATGGTGTAGTTGGATATGGTGGTTGGATGTCTGATGATGATGTTCTGTCTCCATATCGTGTAGTGCACTACCCTTCTGATTTTAAGAAGGACTCCGACTTCTACACCTATGAGTTCTAATGCCTGATGTGAATGAGTTTGATTGGCAACAGATTGAGGCCAACGTCAGAATTAAAGTAATCAATGTGTTTGATTCTAAGGGTCGTGCTGTTACGTTTCAGCGTGTGCAGAAAGACTCTAGCTCCTACCTCAGCTGGTACAATAGTGACTACCCTGTAATGGATGAATATCTTGATACTTGGTCGCTAATGCTAGAATACGATTCTTACTCCATAGTCGGGTTCTATCCTGAGGGTTCTCAGCCTCCGCATGTGTGTAGCTTTAAGACTATAGAAAAATGTGAGAAGTGTCCTAAGATGCCTGTTAAGCCAAAGTATGGCAGTGGTGTGCATATGCACGTAGGGAAAGTAGAAGGAAAAGAAAAATAATGGCAATTGAAGAAATTAAGTCTGAGGCAGAAATCTCTGACGGAACCGTGATGCTTTACTTCACTGCTGTGTGGTGTGGCCCTTGTAAGATGCTTGGACCTGTGATGGTTTCGTTTGAAGAGAAGTATAGTGAAGCGGTCGACGTCCTTAAGGTTGATGTAGACGAAGCTCCGGAACTAGCTGAGAAGTATGAGGTTAGGGGAGTGCCGACGTTGGTATTGATTAAGGATGGGGAAGTTGTGCATCGTAGTACTGGTGCAAAGCCACTTCCTGGTCTTGAGAAAGAATTTGGCGAGTTTTTGTAAACGTCGGCTATTTATGTAAAGTCTGTCTTATACTAAAAAGGTGATGTTTGCTCATACATCTCATCTCCTTTCAGTGTGGGAAAAAGGAACCCCCCTATCTATCTAGAATAGATGGGGGGTTTCTTTCTGGAGGCTTACTTATTACGCGCTCTATGACTGAGTCAAGGTTGCACCTTTATGCCTACCTAGCTTAACTTGGACCATGTCTTTGGTCCAACAATTCCGTCCGGAAGAGTGATGTCTTTAAACTTCTTCTGGAAAGCGATAGTCGCAATGTGAGTTGTTCTGTCGAAAACGCCAGTAACTGGAACATTGAGTTTGCTCTGCAAGTACGCAACCGATGCACCCTTTGAACCGAGCTTTAGTTCTGCCTTGAATGCTGGTTTAGTCGCAGGGACTGCAACTGCTGGTTTCGCTACTGGTGGAACTTCTGCTTTAGGAGTTGGGGTTACAGGTGCTGGTGCTTTCGCAGCAACCTTAGCTGCAAGTCTTTCTGCTTCCACTTTCTCTGCCTGTGCTTCGTTGTGCTCTGGTGCTGGTGCTACAGGGTCGTCATCAGTTGCCACAACTCCTGCGCTTGCGATGGCTGCTTCTTTAGCAATAAGAGCTTTGAAGAATGCGATTGGCTCAATAAAGTTCTTACCAACGTTGTTCCATGCGTAGCTCTTGCCAAGCTGAAGCTCCCAGTGTAGGTGCTTGCCAGTTGACATACCAGTTGTGCCCATCTTGCCAAGAGGAGTGCCAGCTTCAATCTTTTGACCAACCTTAACTTTGATGCTGTCCTTCTGCATGTGTGCAAAGTTTGAGACGTAGAACTTGCCATCAATTTTCATAAGAAGTTGGACGTAATAACCGAAACCGCCAGGTTCTCCGTTTGCTTGCTTGGTCTTAGATGGACCTGCAAACACAACCTTTGCGTCATAAGGTGCCTCAATCCAGCATGGTTCGTGCTTTGACCAGATGTCAGTTCCGTTGTGGTGCTTCTTTTCCTTGGTCACAGGGTGGATACGCATACCCATAAGTGAGGTGACCTTGAAGTCTTTACCTAGTTTCCCGTCGATAGGGTACTGTGCTTTTGCCATGTTATACATCTTTCGTTAAAAGTTAAGGTGTGATCCTTAACTAATTTTACACTTGATGTGATTTGGTGATTGCTCCGGCCTTAGCTCGGCAGTAGGCATTGACGTAGGCATTTACCATCTCGATATAATGGTAGCTAAACTTGTGTTGTTTTAGGTTGCGGTAGGCGGAAAGACGCGCTTCTTCTCGGAAGCTGCGCTCAAGTCTTAGGCGGGAGAGATACCTTTTCATAGGTCAATTTTACCTCAGTTAAGGTGAGGTTACTTGCTGGCCTTTTTCTTAGGCTTTGGGGCCTCTTTAGGTTCTTCCTCTACCTCTTTCGGATTTCTCAGTGGATAGGTCAAAACCCAAACTGCGAGGGTGCCCATAATGCAGTAGCCAACGATGGTCTTTGCAGACCCTTCGAGAACTACCCATGCTACGAACATGCCTAGCAGAGTCCATGCTTGACCTAATAGGTCGTTAATGAATTTCTTCATTAGTTGCTCCTTCTTGATGTGCTTGATGTGCTTGCTGATGCTGATGCGCTTGCTGATGCTGCGGCTGAGGCGGCTGATGCTGCGGCTGCTTGTACTGCTTGAACCGCGGCTCCAGTTGCGATAACCGATGCAATAACTGTCTTCTCTGCCTCTTCACGAACTGCTGGTGCCATGTCAGCACCAATGTTTCCTAAGTCGTTGAATGCTTCTAGAACTGCGGCTGCTGTCTCTCCAAGAAGAGGAATGGCTGCAAGTTCTGATGGAATCTGAGGGTCATCTGCCTGAGCAGCAACTGCTAGTGCTTCTAGTGCTTGCTGGTACTCCGGTGAGCCCTGCTCTGCAGACTCTAGAACTGCCTCTGCTTCGGTAACAAGTTCTTCAACTTCTTCTTCGCTTAGTTCTCTAGGGTCGCCTTCAGGAATCTCTGGGGCCTTAGGCTCTTCTGGCTCATACTCTGGGATGGAGTCGAGCTCGTCCTGTGCAATGTCTACTGCATCCTGAGTTTTTTCGACGTCAGTTTGAGCTGACTGCTCGTCTGCATCTGAGTCGTTGAAAGTTTTTTCAGCCTCTTGGAAATTCTCTAGGGCTGAGTCGTAGTCTCTCTTGAGGGAGTCGACGTTTGATGAAACTTCGTCAAAAGATTCTTGAGCTGCTGTGAATTTAGATCCGGCTGTTTCATAGACTTTTAATGAAGCTTCGTAAGAAGTACGCTTAATAATACTAGTATTCTCTAGATTTGTCAAGTCGGCTTCTTCAGTATTGAAGGTTGCTAAGGCTTCTTCGTAAGAAGTCTGTGCGGCCGTAAGCTCGTCCTCTTTATCTTGCGCGGCTTCGTTAGAAGTTGAGGCGGCAGCTGTGGCGGCAGTTAAGTTTTGCTGGGCAGTTTGTTCTGCTTGCTGGGCGGAAGTTAGGTTAGCCTCACTGGATTGAACAACTAATAGAAGAGATGGGTCCTTGATGAATTGTGGTTCCGAGGAAGAGTAAGTCAGGGTCCCAACAAGACGCTTATACCAACCACCGCAGGGGTCGCCCCAAACGCCGTTGTCGGCAGCAAGGGTAATGGTGTTAGAGCCTAAGTTGGTTGGGGTGACATCTGCTCCGCAGGATGGGTCGTCAATAGCCTCGTAGCGTAGGTTGCTTGATGTGAAGATTCCGCCGTTAGGGGCAGTGTATGTAGACTCTCCACCCTCGTTGATGTTAACTTGCATGGTTCCAGTTGTGGTTGAACCTTGGGTCGAGCCTGTAATCCAGCCTAGGGTGAGACGAACGTTGTTGGCTGCTGGGCCGTAAGTTCCTGCCCAGAATCCATTGTCGATTCCGTAGAGTGCTATGCGAACCTTAGCGACTTCGGTGGTTGGGTTTGAGTTGTTTCCCTGAAGGGTGACATCTCTCCACGAATGAACTTCGTTAGAAGTTACTGAGTCCTGGTGGATCAGGTTGTTGTTTGCATCGTAGAAGTAGATGCGTAGGCTGTAGGTATCTGGGACTGCTCCTTGTCCTATGGAGTTCTGGTCTTGGTTCCAGATGCCAACCGTGAACGTATAGTTGGCTATTTGTCTTGGGTAAAGCAGGATGTCCTGATAAACCTCTGTGCCTATGTAAGAGAAGTGCAGGTGCCCTGGGTGAATCTCTGGCTGTCCGTTTTGTCCTGAACCGTCACCAATCCACGGTGTCCCTGTCATAAAGTTGTTATCAGGAATTTGGTAAGAAGTTGGTTGGACGGTGTAGCTTGGCGCAACGTAATTAGGGTTAGGAACCTGTGACGAGTTGTAGTTAGCCTGGGCAGTCTGTAAGGCTAATTGTGCAGTTAGGGTAGCCTGCTGTGCTTGGGTGTAGGCAGACTGCTTTGTGGCAACGTTAGCCTGGGCAGAGGCTCTTGTGTTCTGGGCTGTCTGAAGATTTGATGTGGCTGAGGTTAGGTTAGTTTGGGCTGTGTCTAAGGCAACCTGTGCATCGTTCCTGATTTGCTCCTGCTGGCTCACTGACGCGTCAGCGTCCCTCATGTCCTCTGTGGCTGTGTCTAGGTCGGCTTTGGCTGTATCAAGGGCGTCCTGAGCCTCCTGGACCCTCTCCTGGGCTATGTCAACAGCATCGCTGGCTGCGTCAAACTTGGCTTTGGCTGAATCTAGGGCATCCTGGGCTTTATCTAAAGCAGACTGATTTTTTACTTTTAATGCTTGCGCTGAGTTGAGGTCTGTGGTAGCCTTAGTCAGTTGAGCCTTAGCTTCTGCCAATTTGGTACTTGCTTTGGCAAGCATATCTTGATATTCTTGTTCAGAAGAAGGAGCATTTAAAAATGGAAATATCGTTTGTGATTGAGTGGACGTCTGTCCTAGTAGGCTTTGTATTAGGTTTGTTGACCTTTTTGACTGTTGCCCTAGTATTGGGTTATAGACAGCAGAAAAAAGAGAAGTCTCAGCCTGTGGTTGGGTCTGCTTTAGAAAAGAAGAAGAAGTAGAGGCTGTAGCTGCCTGTGCGCATAGCAGAGGGTAGCAAAATAAAAGGGTCGCAGTTAATATCTGTGGCCCTTTTAACGTCTTTCTTGGCTTTAGGTGCTCTCCCTCACCCTTGTTAGGGTGTAGCACTTGGGGTCCTGTTCTATTTTAAGTGTGGGTGTGGTGAAGTCTCTACATCTATTTTACTCTGTTTCTGATAAATCTACTTTGTGATTAAGAATGAGGATGGTTCCGGCAATGAGATTGATTACAACTCCGATTGCAAAATATCCAGGGATTCCTAAATATGTTGAGGCGATTGCAGCGGAGAAAATAGTGGCGATTCCGACGTACGTTGCTGGTGCTTTAATCTTCTCTGCGAGGAATAGTAGACCTACGATTGCGGTGATAGGCCATGCAAAAAGAAGGAGAATTCCTATAATAGCTGGGCTTTCAAAGCCGGGTGAATTTTGTGATTGCAAGAAACTTCCTTCGGTTGATTTGGAGATACTATCAGAAATTTAACATTTTCGACGTACAGTGTCAAATCTTCATACCTTAGGATACTAGCAGAAAACTTTTTTAAAAATGCAAAAAAAGTGATAGTACCTCTAACTGAAATAGACTATTATGACTATTATGACTTATATTCCTATACGCGTATGTGTGTGCGTATGGGGGTACCGTGAAACTGGTTCATAATAGTTCTAAAGTTAAATAGGTCTGTTTTAGTGTGGTATAGTTTTTGTAAGGTCAACCGAAAGGAAAAAAGGAAATATGGAAGACGACAAAGTTACGGGATTTAATTTTTTGGATGTGCCTCTGGACGAGGCACTTCAAACTCTGTATGAGGTCGACAATGTGAAAAAGGGCAAAGAAGTTTGTGCCTGTGGTCACGCTCTCGACAAACATCGAGACCTAGGAATTGGTCGAAGAAGTTGTGAGCCTGGGAAACAATACTGCCCATGCAAAGCAGTGAAACCAGTTCTGAGAACATCGGACACGAGGTTCTTCCTTCGGAAGACCATCGGTGGTGGAGCATTACATGCTTTGGTGATGGGAGTAGCGTCTGCTACAAAAGCCGGAGCCGAGGTAGAATGGTTAGTAGAGATGAAGTGCGAGAAGTGCGGAACTGCCGGACCAGTCTCTCCAGTACCAACAACTCAATACGGGGTTGTGGTTTCTGAGGCATCAGGCTATGATGCTCTGTTATGTGTGAATTGCAGAGAGGCTAGATAGAGCAATGTTGGAAAACGAAACTGAACGTCTACGCAAGTGTCCATCCTGTGATGGCGAAGGTCGTCAATGGGATACCCATGTCAAGGACTACACAATCTCTTGCGCTAACTGCGCAGGTGAGGGAGCTGTCTGTGGCAACTGCTACAAAGATGTCTTTACCTGCGATGGCGAAGATGTTTGTTGGGAATTGGACAAGGACGAGATTTTCGAGTACTATCCAGATGAAGAAGAATAGGAACTGAAATGGAAGAGCAACCGTCACGAAAAAAGCGTCGCAGTCGGACAGAGATTCTGATTGACGATGCCATGAGCAATATCGAGCATGTGGAAGTCGAAACCGACTTCGGCGTCCTCAAAATTCTGTCTATGGGGGAAATGCCAATCGACCAGATGGTCATGTTTTCTCGTTCAGACAATGACGAAAAAATGCCAATCATGCTGGACTTCATCAAAATGTGTTTGGTGAATCCAGAAGACTGGGCTAAGATTGAAGAGCAACCTTTTGGTAAGGTCAATGGCATCCTCAAGCAGTGGATGGAAAAGAGTAGCGGGATTTAGTGAGCGACTCGACAACCAGACTTTGTGGGTGGTGCTCAACTGGGTATCACGAATCGTGTAAACCAAAGATTGAGTTTTACGAAAAAGTGTGGTACTGTACCTGTACCAAATGCGACAACCAAAATGACGACAACGACACAACGACAAAAGGAACAGATGAAAATGAGCAATCGTCTACAGAACCTCTTCTGGAAACTAACTCGGAAGAATAAGCCAAAACCCTACGAGCATGGCCCTCGTTTTTTAGTAAGGAATGACAAGTGAATTTTTTCACCAACTGGTTCAAGAAGAACCAAGACAGCAACAAGAAGTTCAAGCATGAGGAGCAGAGCCTAGAAACTTTACTCTCGGCTGGTAAGTGCAAGTGTGGAACCAAGTGCGGATGTAAATCAGAAAAGGTTGAAGCACCAAAACCAAAGCCAGCACCAAAAGTCGCACCAGCAAAAAAGCCAGTGGCAAAAAAGCCAGCACCTAAAAAGCCAAAGGCTGAGTAATGTTGGTGACCCCAAAGGTCGCGGCAAAGCACCATCATGTCTATCCATCAATGATTAGCTACATGGCGCAAAAAGGCTACATCACAAAGCATTATATCTACGGCAACAAAAGAAACTACGCCGTTGATTTAGATGAAGTCACCCTGCAACTCGAGTTAGGTTATGACCGAAAGCGAAAGCCTTTGTATAATCAAAACTGGTCTAGTCAACTAAGAAATAAAGATGGCACTTTTGCCAAAAAGACACCATAACTGAAATCAGTTTTATAGAACCCCCCGCAGAATCCAGAACCCTTGGATTCTCGGGGGTTTTCTTTTGTTTCTAAATAGGAAAAGCCTTCTTTCTCGCACCTCACGCCAAAAAAAGTTTTCGAATCTACCTCATAATGGTATTCGTTGGAAGTCTATAAAAGAGTTCCATCCGGAAGAGACGCCTACTTGCAACGAACGTTCGTTAGAAGTTCTAGCAAATAAGTGCCCGGCCAGGTCATGTCTCTCCCCGCGGCCTGGTCGGGTCTTAACAATATAATAAAACGAAAGACGGCCCGTAGATGTCCCAGGAAATTTCAACCGACCCCCTTTTTCAGAAACCTGAAGAAGAGACGCCTATTATAGAAATTAATGAACCGATTAACCTACGTCCAGACCTTTCGGAACTAGGTATCGAAGAGCATGACCGTGGTGTCTGTGAAGACTCTTACGAGAACCGTGCCATCTTACGTCGAGCAAAACTAAATTGGATTCCTGTCTACGCAACTAACGGAATCCCAACCGGACTCATCCAAGCAGTCTCCGAAGAGATGTCGACGCAAAAACGAATCATGTCTCTTCATGAGAAGAAGCCGATCCTCGCGAACCCGGACAATAAGAATTCTGATTATATAACTGGACTTGACTTAATAGCCGAACCCGCGACAGACTACCTCGTACCACCTTGGGTCATCGGAGCTACCCGAGCTTGGATCAAAGAACAAGAAACGGGACTAACGTCGGCTCGAAGGAAGCCGGCCGCACTTCCCATGAGATGTGCAGCTGTCAAGGAGGATGGGATCCGCTGCCAACTTTGGACGAGCGGACGTCCACAAGATGACGGCCTTTGCCGCATTCACCTCAGGTCACTGAAGCACCGGCCAGGAGATGACATCGAACGAGCTCGTGCGAAGTTGACCCAAGCTGCACCGTACGCCGTCGATATGCTGGAACAACTAATGGACACCGCGGAATCCGAGCCCGTCAAGCTTAAAGCCGCCACCGAAATCCTCGACCGCGCAGGCGTGCATGCAGGATTCGATTTGAACACCAAGATTGACGTTGACGTCCGGCCTGCAGCTAGCATCATCATGGAACGTCTTAACCGACTCGCTATCAACGCAACCGACGCAGCGGCCCGCTTAGCGGACGCAGGAGTTCAACCGCAGGGTGACCCGAACATTATAGAAGCTGAGGTTGTTGAAACCGACGGCGCGGAGGGATCGGGAGATGAGTAAACTTTTAACGGACGCTCTATTAGAAGAAGCGCAGCAGCTAGCTGCACAGCTCCAAGATGACATCAAGTTAGCATCAACCCGCCTTGAGCATGTAAGATTAACAGCAAGAGCAAATGAAGCCGCGCTGCTTGCGGAGAGACTGAAGGAATTAAATACAAATGACGTCGACACCGAAGCCACCAACTAAGCGAGAACTCCGGGACCGGATCGTCCAGGTAGCAACTTCTTACGAAGGTTATCAAGCAGCCGCCGGATCCGCGGACATCTTCTCATCAAAAGTTGGGAAGCCCGGAGCTCACTGGAACGGAATCTACGTCGACGTTGTCTTGATGGAGGCAGGCCTCGAGCTCCCAACAACTCACGTAGCCACCGCGGCAGCGTTGAGGTATTACATGATCAGCGGCCGACTTCACACGAAGCCGAAGCCAGGCGATGTCGCCTTCTTCGTATTTCCAACGGACGGCGAGACTGGCCCGTACAACCAGATGCACGTCGGGATCGTAACCGGCAGCGAAAACTTCTTACGAGACGGTTCGTTCAAAGTCATCGAAGGCCAGATCGATCCCGGCCTCCCGAAGTCTGGACTCCGACCAAAGAACGGCGTGCATGTACGCACGAGATATGCAACCGACGTCGTTGGATTTGGTCGGCCTGCACTGAAGCCAAAAAGTTTAACCGATGAGCTGCAGCGGCCCGAACTTCTAACGAAGCCCGTCATCAAATCCAGCATCATGAAACCGGGACTCAAGCACAGGCAAGTAGCGTTGCTTCAGCAGGAGCTGAAGGCAGCGAAACTTTTCACGGGCACGTACACAGGCATTCTGGATGCGAGGACCATGGCCGCCGTCGCGAGTTTTCAACGGACCATTGGTTACGTAGGCAGCCAGGCGTCTGGCGTACCCGACATGCAAACACTGCAGCGGCTAGCTCAGCTGCGGCAGACTTTTAACGTAATCGATTAGATGTCGGGACCGGGCGGATGAGTCGAGTAAACTTTTAACGGAGCGCTATAATAAGTTGAGAGCTGCGGGGATCCGGCAGCGGACCCACTTTTAACGGACGTCTCCGTGAGAAGTTTTAGATGGCCAGCTCATCCAGGGGGCGGCAAAAACACCTCATAACATTTACTTGACATAATGTCAAATTTGCGTGTTACACTGGCGCATATATTATTAATATAAGAAAGGCGGCACGGAGCATGGACTTTGAAGAATGGATTCGCATCGGCGTTGAGAACGGATGGGCTGGCCCGCCAGTCTGTTACACACACGACGGCCTGCCCACAACCGTAGACGAGGACGAGGAATTCGAAACGGGTGACCCCTGCATTCACATCGTACGTCTATACGAAGACACCGACGAGAAGAGCGGCGTGGAGGAGAACCACAGTCCCAGCACGTGGCGTGCCTCGAATCGCGGCCTGTAAGCGCGAGGGGATGGTTAACCGATGACATTTATGGAAAGCAACTACGTCGAATGTGAGGCCTGCTGGGGGACAGGACGTCTAACCGATGAGGAACTAGACACGTGGGAGTGGTGCCCAGCGTGCGACGGTACAGGCGAGGTCGAGACCGAGTCCGACGAAGAGCCCGACGACGACGAAATTTAAAATCATCAAATAAAAAATGTTTTACCATTAGGGTATGGAACATTTGGAAATTCACATCATCACAACTGAGTACTCCGCTGAGTTGGCGTTGGAGGCTGGTCTTCTAGAAGAGGACGATGTGGATTTGACTTGCGAGCATTGCGACAAAGCCCTTGGCACTACTGAACCCGACTACCAATTCACTCAGTTCTGTATCGCAATGACCCACGAAGAGGTTTGGTTCGTGTGCCTAGATTGCTCAGCCCCTCTGGTGTATCCAGCGAACTAGTCTCCCCGCCTTCTGGAACTTCTCACGAAGAAGTTGTTTGTTTATACTTCTAAATTATCTCTCTACGCAAAAATCCCCGTTATCATTTCGTTATCAAACTTTCCACGAAAAGCCCTATCTCGATTTGCTTTATGTCGGGGGGTAGGCGTAATGTAGTCCTTGTTCAGTTATCAGAGAGGAAAACAAAATGGCTGAAAACACAAATCCAAGTGCTACAAAGGTAGGCGAGGCTCTTTACTTAGAGTTCCGCAAGGGCGTAAATACTGCCCAAGTAATCATCACTCCCGAGGCTCTAACCTCGGCAGGTGTCTATGTTCCAACTTCTACTTGGCGTAGACAGATTTCACAATGGTCGCCACGCAAACAATGGTCGCTCTATACCCCAGAGGGCGAAGTCGTTAGAAGTCGTAGCGAGAACGCAAAACTTTCGGGTTCGCTAGGAATTGGCAACTCGTCTGCTGGTGCTTACGAGTATGCGACAGAGGCTCTATTGCCTCTCACCACCACACTCAACAACCTAATCAACAACGAGTGGGCTTTGTTTGAGAAACCTATTGTTGTAGAGTTCTCGGAAGAGGACTTGGCAAACACCCAAAACAACGAAACCCCACAAGCCCTTATTCGCAGAATACTCCGAGTTCGCAAAGAGTTCGGTTTCCCAGAAGAACTAATCGCAGAAGAAAAGTAAGAGAGGACTTTCTAATGACTACAACAACAACAACAATCCAAACAGCAGAGTTTGAGGCTATGACCCCAACTAAGCGACTAGAACTTGCTGATAGACTTTATGAGGGTCTTGGCAAACTAATTGCTATGGTCGGTTCGCAAAACACAGGGTTCTACCCAACTGCCTCTGACTACGCAGAATTGCTAGACACTCACAAGGGTAAAGCAAGCGAACTTACCAAGCGTAATGCCTCTGACCCGACAGCGAAAGCAAAGGCGGAAGATGTGAGCATTGAGGCATTGGTTGGCGAGAACTCCTACGCCCGACCTAATGGCGAACTCTACTACTCTCGTATGTGGGGCGACCACCAAGACATACAGGTTCTACGCAAAGCCCGAGAGAACAAGCAGTTCATCTTGCTCTATGGAAGTCCTGGCTGTGGCAAAACTGCTCTCGTTGAGGGTGCGTTCCAAGACGACCTATACACTTTGCTCGGCACAGGCGACACAGAGGTTTCAGACTTTGTTGGTTCTTATGTTCAGACCCCGAGTGGTGGATTTGAGTGGATTGACGGAGTTCTGACCCGAGCAGTAGAAGAGGGCAAAGTTCTTCTGATTGACGAGGTTGGTCTGATTGACCCGAAAGTTATGTCGCTTATCTATGGACTAATGGACGGGCGAGATGAACTAATCATCACCACCAATCCCGAGCGTGGAACTATCAAAGCAAAAGCAGGGTTCTATGTAATCTGTGCCACGAACCCTAATGCCCCGGGAGTTCGACTATCAGAGGCGTTGCTATCTCGCTGTGTAGTTCAGGCAGAAATGACTACTGATTGGAACTTGGCAAAGAAGTTGGGCGTTCCTGCCTCAATCACAACTGCCTCACAGAACTTGTCGAAAAAGCAGAAGTCGGGTGAAGTTTCTTGGTCGCCTCAAATGCGAGAACTCCTAGCGTTCCGAGACTTGGCAAACACTTTCGGCACTAAGTTCGCAATCGCAAACTTGCTGGCAGTAGCCCCCGAAATGGACAGGGCTGTTGTAGCAGATGTATTCACCCGAGTATTCGGTGAAGAGTGTCTGCCAGCAAAAATCTAGATAACCTCTCTTGTCTAGTCGGGGCAGGGTAGTCAGAAATGGCTACCCTGTTTCTGCCCCGATTTGACTTGCTACAAAAGAGAGCGTAAACTCAACATCAAGAAGTCATTTATGAAAGGAAACGAAATGGCACACCTAATAAACAACTCTGATAAAGAGCGTAAAACCCCGAGCGAGTGGTTGGGCGTTGGTTCTAGCATTGGCAAAGTAGTCAATGATTGGGCTATGCGAGATGATTTGGTTGTATTCGTTGGCGAGGAATTGTCGGCTAACGCACCTGCTCTATTCGACCCTGCCAAAGCAGAGATTGAGGTCAATACCAAAATCGCTTTCGGCAACTACGCTGACCCTACTTGGATTGGCGACTTTACTGATAGGGATTGCCAATTCGACTTTCCCCGAGCAACAGGGGCAATCTTTCACGAAAGCCTACACGCCCGATTTACTCGCTGGTCGTTAGAGCAATCATCAAAGGACTTAGAGCCTCGGGTCAATGAGATACTTCACCTACTAGAAGAGGGTCGCATTGAGGCTATGGGCGTTCGTGTAATGCCAGAGAACAAAGAGTTCCTACGCACCTCGGCGTTAGAGATTGTCCTAGCAAGTCTTGACGAGAGTAATGAACCTATTGGTTCGGTTCGTGGTATGGCGAAAGTTGCCTCTCTCGTTGGTGCGAGAATTGACGCTGGCGTTCTACGCTTGCGAGATGTATCAGATGTGATTGACCTAATCAAAGAGGGTCTAGGCGAGGCTCTATACGAAGAACTACGCTCTATCTGGTCGCAAGCACAACGCCACTACCAGCACAACAACGCAGAACCTCTTTACGCTCTTGCGAAGATGTGGGATAAGTTGGTAGAGGACGAGGCAGACAAGAGAGGCGAACCTAAGGGCGGTAGTGGCTCTGGCGAGGGTGGTATCGCTGTGCCAGCAGATAGCCCTCTCGGTAAAGCAATCAAAGAGGCTCTTGACGAGGCGAAAGACCAATCAGAGATTGGTGCGAACTCGGCTCTCGCTGACCAGCAGACCAAAGAGGATTGGGAAAAAGAGGCTAAGGAAAAAGCGAACTCTGCCAAGCAACAGCACGAACACAAGAAAACTGCCGAGCAGGTATTCGGGCGTAAAGCAGACGGAACAGGCGAGATGAAAACTAGCGGTTCTAATTCCAAACTGAAAGAAACTCGCAAGCCCACCTCGGCAGAACGAGTAGGTGCGGTCAAGATTGCCCAGATGTTAGAAAAGGCAAAGTATCGTGAGCGTGATTTGACGATTGTTGGTTCGGTAGTTCCTGCTGGCAAACTACGCACGAAGTTATTGGTTCAGGCACAGGCTCTCAAAGAGCGTGGCGTTCTAACTCCTGTTGAGGCGTGGCGAAAGAAAACTCGCAAGCAGACAGACGAGCCTACGCTGACGATTGGCGTAATGGTTGATGTGTCTGGTTCTATGGGGAACGCTATGAACCCTATGGCGAGTATGGCTTGGATTATGTCCGAGGCTGGCAAGAGGGTTCAGGCTAAGTCGGCTATGGTCTACTATGGCGAAGATGTATTCCCAACTTTGCGAGTTGGCGAACGCCTAGATGAAGTCAAAGTTTACTCGGCGGTAGACGGAACTGAAAAGTTTGATAAAGCGTTTCAGGCTCTCAATGGAACTTTGGACTTGCTTTATGGCTCGGGTGCGAGATTGCTCGTTGTAGTTTCAGACGGGGCTTACACCACCGAAGAACAGCGAGCCTGTAAGAAGTGGATACGAGAGTGCGACAAGAACGGAGTTGCTGTTGTCTGGCTCAACTTTGAGAAGAGTTGGGGCGAGGGCTACATCAACGACTTCCTCAAAGGAACTGCTGGCGAGTATCTGCTGGTCGGGGAAAAGCCCGAAGAAGTCGCAACCGAGATTGGCAAGAGGGCAAGCAACTCGCTCTCGGCAATCGGCAAGCGGAACGCCTAGCCGATAAGTTTGGTTTGGGGCTAGGTATCGTTTCCACCTAGCCCCAAGCCGATTTGACTAACCGATACAAAGAGAGGACAATAAGGGTTATGACTAGAAGTTGGTTTACAGAGTATTCATACGGCGATGAAGATGAACTTGCCATTTACGAAACTAGTTGGTGGACAAGGCGTATGTGGGATAACATCAACGACAGGGATACAGAGTGGGGAATTATTCTTGCCGATCACTACGACAAGGGAATTCACGACTTCTCGAAAGTAGATAGGGGCGAACTAGTTTGCCAGACCTGCGAACTAATTCCAGAGGAACTAGACATAAAGCCCACCAAAACAGATGAGGACATTATTTATTCTTGACTTGACTTAGGGCGAGAAGTGTGAATAATAGAAGTAGGCAGAGAGAGGAAAACAAATGCCAAACTGGGTATCAAACTGGGTAAGCGTTCAGGGCAAGAAAGAAGATGTCGAGCGGTTTATCGAAAAAGCACAACAGCCTCGTCCAACAGGTATCAACGAGGAAACAGGCGAGTTGGAATACTCGTCAGACGAGCAAGAGGTCTTGTCGTTCTGGAACTTTATTGCCCCACCAGAAGAGGCAGTAAAGAGTGGCGAATACTTTGGCACTAATGGTTTCGTTGAGGGCAAATCAGTAGGCAAGACCCCGAACAACTGGTATGAGTGGAACTCTCGGGAGTGGGGAACAAAGTGGGACGCTTGCCACCTAGACCCTCACGAAATCGAAGTTGAGGACGACAACGCCACGAAGTCCTACTCGTTTGAGACAGCGTGGGGTATTCCTGAACCTGTGTTTCGGGCTATGGTCGAACAGCACCCAGAACTCAATTTCGACTTTGAGTGCGAAGAAGAGCAGGGTTGGGGTGCGGAGTATCGCGGCGAAGAGGGCGAAATCTCTTTGGTAAAAGAGTGGGACATACCAGACAGCCACGCCGACTATGCTGAGCGTGATAGGGAACACAGTTGTAATTGTGCTTGGAGTGAGAACACCGAGGATTGGTATGACGATTGCCCACTACCCGAGGGTGGAACTGCTGGCGAAGAGGCACAGATTATCTATCAGTAAGCGAACTTGACACGCCTCGCAAGGGGCGTGTAAGTTTGTTTATAGAAAGCGAGGACAAGTGGCGACTATAAAAAACCTAATCCAATGGGCAGAGGGCAGAGACCCTGACGAGCCTGTTGTTTGGTATCTCTGGACTAAGGACGAGATAGCAGACCGATTTCCAGACGGACAGCACATCACCAACGAAGAGGCAGACAGGGTTCTAAACGATTTCTCATTTCCCGACTACTCTTGGGACGGAATAAACGAAAACTTCCAAGAGGCTATTGACGAAGAGTTCGGCAGGTTTCGTTGCCAAGATTGCGGTGATTACGACAAAGAGGCACAGGTGGTAAATGACGAAACTACTTGTCGTGGTTGCGGTGAGGAAAAGGAAGTCGTCTGATGTATACGACCATAAAAGAACTCATTGAGAAGTTGTCCAAGCAAGACGAAAATGAAAAAGTCTATGCGATTATCTGGGATAAGACAGACCTAATGCCTGACTTGCCAGAAGACCAAGAGTGGACAGAGGCACAAATCACCAAAGTCTTTGAGGCTTTTTCGATTGACGACAACTCTTGGGAGGCAATCGGTCTTGACGAACAACACGCCCGAGACTCATTGGAAGAGTTCCGGTGCGAAAACTGCTACGATTTTGACCTACGAACAATTCAGGCTGGCAACACCCGAGAGTGTCCGACCTGTGGCGAAGAGGAAGAGGTTGTCTAGTGCGAAAGTTATACCGAATAGTCGGTTTTTGTGATAAAGAGACCGAAATGGGGTATGGCGACCTACTAAACAAGGTCGTTGAGGTCAAAAATAGCGTAAAAGTCGAAGTAAATGCTGATACCGCTGTGTTTTGGCAAGAAAAACACCCAAATTTGGAGTTTGGGCAGGTTTTTACGATAAATTATGTCTTTGGTTCGCAGGTAGGCAACCGAACTTTCGGATTTTACGAGGATTTGCCTGAAATGGTCGCAGAAAACTCAATTCAGATGAAGTTTTTAGGCGAGGAAGAAGAGAAAATTGTCTGATTTGGTCGGAAAATACGCAAAAATCGTCAAATACGAGCCTTTTGTGGATAGAAGTGTGCCTCTGATAGTCAAAAAAGGCAAAATTTACGAGATTTTGGCCTATAAAGAGGGTATGAGGGGAAAATACTACCATTTTCGGGAAAGAAAGGCAGGATTAGGCAGTTATGCGGTTTATGAGGCCGAAATCGAGTTTGAGGCCGTAGAAATCGAAAAAAATGTGTTTTCGTGATAAGTTCGTTATCTAACTTTTGACGAAAAAGCCCAAAAAGGGGCTATGATTATACAAACGAGCAAAAAGGAGTAAAAATGGGCAACAGGTCTCACATTGTAATTCGGACAAGCAACCCTGCTGATACGATTACCCTCTACGGACATTGGGCAGGAACTACCAACATTGACGCTGTGAGAAGTGTTATGAGTAGGACAACCCGAGCAGGCGACATTTCGTATCTAACCGCAGAGTTGTTTTACGAGTTTGCGGTTGTTGAGGGCAAATACACAGGCGTTGGCTTTGGCAGTTATGGTATGTGGGTTGGTGATGACGACGGTTCTTGGGCAGACCAACCGACCGTTTATGTAAATGCCGAAGACGGAACTTTCGAGTATGAGGGCGAAACCGAAGAGGGCGAAGAGGAAGAAAAAGAAAATGTAATGCTTGACCAAGACATAATTCACCGCTAAGATAAACACATCAAACGAGAGGCAAAAATGGCAAAGGCAAACTTTTACCGCTTTGCGGTGTATGGCATTTCAGGAGTAGAACGCATTGAGGTAATTGCTACCAGCGTTCCCGAGGCGGTCAAAACTGCCGAAGAGTGGGAACTTGACGGACAGCGACCAATCAAGGTAGAACTAATGAGTAGCGCAACAAGCAAATACGAAATGCTAGGAACGGAATAGAAATGCGTTATCGTGTAGCACTAGGCGAGGTAATTCGTGAGGAACGACTAGCACAACAACTATTCCAGCGAGAAATTGCTCGTAGAGGCGTAATCTCGGTTGGACACCTCAGCGATGTTGAGCGAGGTCAGAAAGAGATTTCGTCTGAACTCTTAGACGGAGTTGCGGGTGGGCTTGGCGTAAAAGCATACGAACTCGTAATACGAGCAGGTCTAAAAATGGCAGGACAAGAGATACCAGACACGCCAGCCGAACTTCTCGACACCGCACTACAATTTGGATTTGACAAAGAACTCACAAACCACTAAACTCATTACATCAAGCAACACCAAAAACTAGGAGAAAAAATGTCAGAAAAGATTTCAGTTCAGGGGCTAGTGGCAACAACACCACGACACCTCATTACGCAAGACGGACTACCGATTACCTCGTTCCGTATGGCAAGCACTCACCGCCGATTTGACCGCACTACTAAGAAATGGGTAGACGGCGAAACTAATTGGTATACCATTACGGCTTTCCGTCAGTTGGCAATAAATGTCGCAAGTTCAGTTTCTAAGGGCGAGCGAGTTGTAGTCAGCGGTGCGTTGCGAGTTCGTGATTGGGATAACGGCGAGCGAGCAGGAACTTCCGTTGAGATTGAGGCAGAGGCTATTGGACACGACCTAAATTGGGGAACAGGAACTTTCACCAGAACTATTCTTGTGCGTGAACCAGATGAAGAGCCAGACGAGCCAGAAACCTTTGCTAAGATTGTAGTAGAGCCAGAGGCTTTGACTATGCCACCGACCAAAGAAACACCAGCACCAGAGCCAGAAATGGTCTGATAGGATTGGAGTGTCAGGTTTGCCCCCTCGTTTATCCTGACACTCCATAGCCAATCGGGTTTGCCCCCTCATTTACCGATTGGCAAAAGAAAGCCCCTGCGTTGAGTTTACTCCGCAGGGGTTTTCGCCGTCTCGCCTCAAAAACAAATAAAAATAAAAGCCACTAATAAGTTATGAACCTGTTATCCGCCAACTTGCCACCAACGCCATTTCTTCGCTATAATAATTACACAAGCAAACGAGAGGACACAATGCTTTCACCACTAGAAACATACGGCGAACAATCACAAGACGAGTTGCGATACGGCTGGACTTGGGGAACAACTATCAAGGACTATCAGGGCGTTATCGTCAAACGAGTTCTTTGGCACGACGGCGACCTTACGCTTACTTTCTGGCAGTTGCCAAAGGGCAAGCGTAATGGTATGTATCAGCACACAGACACAATGAAGTTCGCAAACACAGCCGAGTATCTTGCTTGGTTGCCAACACTAGAAAACGGAAACGGAGTTAGGTAATGGGATACAGCAACTACCCAGAGGGGTCAATGATGGGGTCAGGCATTTATTCAGTAGAAGTTGAGTATGAGGAGTTCTTCTGCGAAAATTGCGAAAAGACCAACGAAGAGGGAACAACCTCAACTGATGATTGGGGCAACTACATTGTTGAGTGCGAGTTCTGTAATTACACGCACACAGAAAGTAGCCTAAAACAAGACCGAGACGACTACTACCAAGATTAGTCAAACAACCTGAGCAAGTTGCCAAACTGCTCACCACGCCTCGGGCGTAAAATAAAAAATTTTGCTGCTACGCAGCAAAACAAAATAAAAAATAAAAAATCCATCATTTATGATGAAATCCCGCCGACCCGACTTGCGTAAAGTTGCCAAGTGTGGTTTGATTATAGTGTGGAACGACCCCCACAAATGAGGAGAACAAAATGTCAGGAATTGACTACAACCCAGATGGTCTTACCGAAGACCAAATCCGTATCAACTTGCTACAAGAACAAGCGACAGCACAAGCAACAGAGTTGTCGAACACCATTGACCGCCTAAAAGCAAAAACACAGCGAGTAAGCGACCTCAATGATGAAAAGTATCGTGCCTTTGAGATTATCAAAGACGCAATCGAAAGCGACGACATTGAGGCTGACGCTGATTGGCTCAAAGAAGTTGCCGAGGTATTCAGTTGGGAACTCAAACGAGAAGTAAATGTGAGGTTCACAATCACAGGAACGGCTAGTGTAAATCTGCCTTACGGCAAAGAACTAAGCGACTTCTCTTTCAGTTCGTCAGATGTTTCGATTGACTGCGACGGCTGGAACAATGATGCCGAAGTATCTGTCGAAGACCACCAACTCGAAGACATAGACGAAGAGTAAACCTGCGACCTGAGCAAGTCCTAAAACTGCTCAACCAAACAAAACGAGAGGAACAAATTGAGAAACAAATACTACGAAATTGAGTGCGATAGTTGTGGCTGTCCAGATGACGGCGACCCAACAGACATAGAATTTTGGAGCCTCAAAGACATTGACGGAGTGAGAGACCCTGTAAAACTAAAAACTTTACAATACTTCTGGCTCTGTTCTGATTGCCACACAGAGTATCCAAAAGGTGCTACTAACTTCTTCGCAAAAAGTTATTTTACGGAAGATGAACTTTACTGCTGTGTTCATTGTGGCGAGTTCATACCAGAAGAAGTCCAAAAAGAGTATGACGACACCGAGGTATGTCTTACTTGTTCACCGCCTATTGACGAAGAATAAATTTCCCTCGCCACCTGAGTATGTGGAAAACTGCTCAACAAACACCGCCGAAAAAAAAAATAAAAATTTACGGGGCTACGCCCCGTAAAATAAAAAATCAAAATCTTCATTTATAAAATGAACACGCCGACCCCCGACTTGACTTATGTTGCGTTGTGTGGTTTGATTATAGAGTAGGGCAAATCGACAATCCTACAAGGAGATACAAATGAGCAACGACAACAACGAGGGCGTAAAGCCTAACGACAACCTTTCAGAGAACCCTGAGGTTGTTGTAATCACCAGCACTAAGGTTCGCAAGGCTCACGCCGACTTTGTTCAGGCAAAGTTAGACGAGAACAACGCAAAGGAACGCAAGGCAAAAGCCGAGGCAATTCTTCGTGAGGCTCTCGGTGAGTTCGGCAAAGTTGGATACTTTGGCAAGACCAAAGCGTTTAGCCTTGTATCAAGCAAGAACACTAGCGTCAAGCGTGATGTTCTAGAAGAAAAATACCCTGTCGCTTTCGCAGACGAAGAAGTATGGAACATCACTCCTTACGACTACATACGCACAGCGTAGTTCTTCACAACCTAAGCAAGTTGTAAAAAGGCTTACCTTGTTAGGTTGGGTAAGCGGTAGGTGTGTTCTGTGAGGCACACCTATCGCACCGCCAAAAAAAAATAAAAATTTTGCGCTTCGCGCAAAAATAAAAAATAAATTTCCTCGTTAGCGGGGCTACGCCCCGCGACCGAGGAAATAAAAATAAAATCAAAAACATCATTTATAAAAATGACGCCGCCGACCCCGTTTGCGTATCGTTGCGTTTTGTGATTAGATTATAGTGTGAGGACAATCTCACAGAAAACGAGGAATTATGTCGGAAATGGTTATAGTGCCTGTCCAAATGGAAGCCGAAGAAGTCTGGTCTAATGTGCTAGGTTCTGCTTGGGAAGATTGGGATTGGTGGCAGAAAATCGAATACAGCGAGGGTTCGGATTGGAACAAGGTAGGCGAAATTACAGTTTCGATTACAGACCCAAACGACGAGGAAGAAGAACAAGTTATTACCAAAACCCTCGGCGTTCAGGATTTGGCAAACGCTTACGCCGAATTAGTATCTAAGAACTACGGCGGAACAAATCTAAACATACACGACCTAGACGCTGTGTATGGTGATTGCGTCTTACAGCAAGCCGTTCTCGGTGATGTTGTTTATGGATAACACTCGACAACTGTTGAGGAAGATAGCCCGAGTGTTCTACGGAATAGGAAACTTTTTTATGTCCGTAGAACACAGGGTTTATCTGAACCAACGCAGAAAGGAAAAGTAATGAAAACGAATTGGGATACAAACCGCAGAAACAAACTAATTCCAAACTACAAGATTGACGAAAAACTGAAAAACTTTGAGAGTTTTGAGAACTACAACAAAAGTATCACCGCTGTTCGTAAAGGCTCTCTCTACTCAGTTACTCATTGGGATACAGTAATTCTGAATTATGATGTTGATAACTCAGAAATCTTGTTCTTCCGGTCTTACTACATCAGCCAGACAACAAGCACTTTGGTTGGCAGACTTATCCGAGCGTTTCCACAGGCAACCTTTGATAGATTGCTAGAACGACAACGCCAGCAAGACCGCCCACGCCTAAGGCGTATGCGTAAAGGTAGTAGCAACCAACAGCCAGAAATCATTTACGCCTAACATTTGCCCTCACCGCAAGGTGGGGGCATTTGGCGTTCCAAATAAAAAATAAAAAATAAAATCAAAAGCCTCATTTAGAAAAAGACACCGCCAGCCCCGAGTTGCGAAATGTCGTAGGTTCGTGAGAAGATTAGTGTGCGAGTATCTCTCGCAGAAAACGAGGTGATTACTATGGCAGAAATGCCCAATCTACACATCTGGACTTCTAACCACACTTACTTACGAGATGGCACAAATCAAGTAAGTATGAGCGTTAGAACCTACATCAAAAACCTTGATGATGACTACAACAACAGCACAGCAATTTCCGAGGCACAAGTTATCTTTAGCGTTGAGGGATTTGCTAGGTTTGTCGGAGAGATGAACGAACATCTCGAAAAAATCAAGGCTGAGGTAGCCGAGGTTTCCGAAGTAGCATAGTCAGACCCAAGCCCACCCGAAAGGGTGGGTGAGGGGTCGGCAAAAATAAAAAATTTTGCGCTTCGCGCAAAAATAAAAAAAATAGAATTACACCGCTGCGCGGTGAAATTCTAAATAAAAAATAAAAACCTTCATTTATAAAATGAACGCCGCCGCCCTCGTTTGCGTAATGTCGCCGTTTCCGATAAACTAGAACTACGGAGTGTATCCGTAGAAATGAGGAGATACAAATGTCTATGCCCCCAGACAGCGAAGTAATCAACTACTACTACTCAGACCCGTCTGACTACGAAAACCAATTCGTGCCAGAAGAGCCAGAAGAGCAAGAGCAAGAAGACGACTAACCGCAAGGTCTACCTGAGCAAGTAGTAAAAAGGCTCACCCAACCAAAATGAGAGGAAACAAAGTGCCAAAATACAGAATAACCTCAACTATTCAGTTTGAGTTTGAGGGAGAGTTTGCCAACGAAGCAGAAGCAGAAAAGTTTGCTGGCAACTACGACAACCTACAATACTCAATGCCTGTCGAACTAGACATTGAGGAACTAGAAGAAGACGAGGAAGACGAAGATGAGTGAAACCAAAGAAAACCCATACTTGTCTTACTCGTTAGATAGTCTAGGAACTATCGCACAGCAATACGCTCTAATGCTTGGTGGTGGTCAGACCACGCTAGGCAACGGCGACAATCTAGGCGAAGCATACGAGCAGGTATGCGAAGCAATCGAAAGTCGTCAGGAAACGGATTATTGTAAGCACGGAGTTTTCCGTTGGACAGACCACGACATTCCTTGCGGTGCTTGCGAGTTTGGCGAGGACTAACCAGCAACCAGATACCAGCCGAAAGGTTGGTATTTGGTGTTGCGAAAAATAAAAAATTTGCTTCGCAAATAAAAAATAAAAGATCAAAAACACAAATAAAAAAGCATCGCCAGCCCACCGCTTGACTTCCCGAGCGTTTCGTAGTTAGATAGTAATGTGAGGACTACACTCACAGAAAACGAGGATAGTAGTATGTGCGACAACCCTGAACACAACCACGAAATACCTGAAATGAGCGAGGCAGAAGTAGAAAAACTGTTTATGCTCGCAGGTGCGTTGGTGCTAGGTATTCAGTATTCCTTCGACCCGTCAGTCAATTTCCAAGAAGCACCAGAGGAAATTGTAGAAATGGGAAAATGGGAAATGATGGTGAGAACTATCAACATCAAAAACGAACTAGGTGAACTGATAGACACAATCCTAGAACGGCAAAGCGACAACAAATTTGAGAGCATAATCAAAGACTTTGATTTGTAAGAGCACGACCTAAGCAAGTCGCAAAAAGGCTTACCCACCTAACGAGAGGAACAGATAACTAATGGCAGACTTTTACAGCGTATCAGTTTTGCTACCCCACGCAAAGGCTATTGCTTGGGATACCTGCCACAAGATTTATGTCTTGATGGACGACGAACAAGTAATAAAAATGCGTGAATACGGCTACGGCGACGAAAATGACCCAGACAGCCTAATTACCTCAGAGCAAATGACCAAGCAAGAAATGTTGGACACTATCCAAAAGTGGTATAACAGCAGTTGCTCATTACGCTTTATCAACGCAGTATCAACTGTGCCAGAAGGCACAGACCCAAATGAAGGGTATGAAGTCCTTATCGGTCAGTTTGACGACGAGGACGACGACACCGACGACGAGTATTAGACCCCCCTCGCAACCTGAGCAAGTTGATAAACTGCTCACTAAACACACCACCGCAAAAAATAAAAAATTGCGCTCCGCGCAAAAAATAAATTGCCGCTGCGCGGCAAAATAAAAATCAAAACCAGCATTTATAAAATGCAGGCCGTCGTCCCCGTTTGACGGATACGTACGTTTGTGGCAGACTAGTTATGCGGACACCGTTCGCAGAAACGAGGAAAAGATGGAAACGGAAACTCAGACAGAGTTAGTTATGGAAATCAGCAACAACTGCCGTTGCGAAGAATACGATGACGAAACTGGCGAGAGCAAGTATGACGAACACGGCAACACTATCCCGTCGCAAGAATGTTTCGGTTGTTGGGAAGATGACACTCAATACTTCAATGACGAGATTCTGCCTAGTTGGCTTGCGGCTAACGGTTGGGACAACGACACCCTAATCACTATCAGAGGCTCACGAATGGGTTGGACAGCCTCAAGCGGATACCTAGTGACTAAGGCTGAACACTTGCTAGAGAAACTGAGTATCAACGGCGACTACACCTTGCGATTCTTTCGCAAAGGAAAAGACCTTGAAGTTGTGAGGTCAAGCCACGATGAATACGGTGCAGGATTCAGTTTCGAGTTAGCACCCGAAGAAAGTGAAGAAGATTACCCGCACTAATCTTCACCTAGCCCTGCCGAAAGGCAGGGTTAGGCCACTTGCGGCGGAAAAATAAAAATGCGCTACGCGCAAAATAAAAAATAAAATCTTCAATTAGAAAAGCATCGCCCGCCCGCCGAGTTGCGTAATGTTTCCGTTTGTGAAAGAATTGTCTTGCGGGACTATCCGCAGAAACGAGGAAATCATGGGATTAGACATGTATCTTTCGGTTCGCAAATACGCTTCGGAGTATTCAGGCGACATACCGAAAGCCGACATCGAACAGGCAATTCGCCTATTCGGTTTCAATCCGTCAGAAATGGGTTCGGGCTACACCGCCGCAGAAATCAGACTGACCGCTATCTATTGGCGTAAAGAGAACGCTATTCACAACTGGTTTGTGAAAAATGTTCAAGACGGAATAGATGAGTGCCAAAAAGCGATGGTATCGAGAGAGCAACTAGAAAAACTAAAATCGGAGTGTGAAGTTGTTCTAGCCTTTCCAGAGAAAGCAAGTAGTGTCTTACCGACAACCAGCGGGTTCTTCTTTGGTGGAATAGAGTTTGATGACTGGTATTATGACGGCATCAGGATAACTCGCGACAAACTCGCTAAGATACTCACCGACCCGACCTTCAAAGATTGTGAATTTGAATACCAATCTAGTTGGTGATAACCGCCCTGCCCTCTCTTCGGAGAGGGTAGGGTCATTACCGCAAAAAATAAAAAATGCGCTACGCGCAAAAAATAAAAAATAAAAAGCATCAAATATAAAAAACATCGCCGCCCCGCCGTTTGACTAACTCGCCAAACTATGAAAGACTGGTAATGCGAACGCCGTTCGCAGAAACGAGGAAAAATGTCTGAAACAAAGAAGGCAGTTGTCGTCCAGCCAGACGGCACTGCCGAAGTGGTTGAGTTTACAAACGAAACAGGTTTGAAGACTTTACAAACTGCCGTAGATGGATACATTGAGGCAGTCTATCTTGACCTTGCGACTACAATGTGGGTCAATGAAGAAGGGCTATTCCGCCCCGACCTTGCGTCTAACTTTCTAGGCGCTACCCTCTACTACAAAATGTTTGGAGTAGAAAACCCAATCAACGGAACAATCGTCTTCACCGGTGGCTCGGACAGCGAGGGCTACACCGAAAGCCTTGATGAAGACAGCATTGTTGATGTGTTGGAAATGGCTGCCCTAGCCAAAGAATACATCACCAAAACAACTAAATAAGTTTCCCTCGAAATCACCTGAGCAAGTGGCTAAACTGCTCTCTCCTTGCCTTTGGCAAAAATAAAAATTTGCGCTTCGCGCAAAATAAAAAATCAAAAGCTCATTTAGAAAAGCAAGCCGCCCGCCGCGACTTGTGTTTGTCGCTATCCTGTGGCAGACTGATTATGCGGGCTACCGCAGAAACGAGGAGAAAATGGTTATCACAGAAAAACTCATAAATTACAGACGCACTCCGTATTACGAAGAACTGAAATCTATGCCAACGCACAAAATCCAAAGTGAGCAAGAGTTTTGGTCAAGTTTGCTAAGTCCATCTCAGTTTGTAGTTTATTACTACCCAAAGCCGAGAGATTATGGACAGATAAACTCTCAGTATCAACGCACCGCCGAGCCTATCAAAATCGGTCTAGTAGCACAAGACGATTACGATTGGCAAATTGCCGTAGAGAATTACTACCAATCAGGCTTGTTTGGTCAATACTTTCTAAACGACGAGATTAGAGAGCCTAGACTTTCGGCAGGTAAGTATCGCATACACCACGCTAGGTTGCTATTGCCCGTAGATAGTTATGGTGGTGCTTGGCACGACAGAGAACACTCGCCCTTCATTACTTGCTACTACATAGAGCGACCAGACGGAACAGGCAAAAGGGTCAGGCAATACATAGACTACCTTTCGCTAGACAACGCTTTCGTCTTAGAGCCTTATGCTTGGAACAAGTCAGGCAAGCGTTCTCACACAATCCCTGCCGATTGGTTGAGCAATCGAATTGCCACCGACATAGACGGCTACGCCAAATTCGCCTAACCCACGCCCTACACCGCAAGGTGTAGGGTTTGGCGTTTGCGAAAAATAAAAAATCGCTACGCGAATAAAAATAAAAAATAAAAAAGCTCAATTACAAAAGACACGACCCGCCCGCCCATTTGACTTCCACCGCTATCGGTGGCAAACTATAAATGTAGAGCGGCGGACTTTCTTCCCCCCCCCTGATACCACCGCTCTACACCTACAAATCGAGAGGAACAAAATGTCGCTAGATTGGAACGCGTCAAAAGTCCCAAACATAGATTGGGATAACGAAGATGAGAAAGACCGAGTTGGTCGGTTCGCCTTCGTGTTGATGTTCATTGGCATTGGCTCAGTGAACGAAAACAATGTTGCCGAAGTAATTGTTCGCAACAAAATCCACGAGGCTTTGTTCGGGCCAGCGTATTACCACATTGACGAGGCCACAGGCGTTCGCACAAACGCCTATGACGCCGAGTTTATTCGCAAGATGGTTGGATACAGCACCAATGTTAGCACCGAGCCAAGAGCGAAGTGGCTAAAGCGTATGACGGACAGCGCAATCGCAGACCAAGTTAGGCAAGCCACAAAAGCCGAGCCAGCGTTAGTCTAAGCACCAAGACCTGAGTATGTCTAAAACTGCTCACCCACTCCAACAGCAAGGACAAAAATGCCAAAAAAATCAGTAGTTGATACAAAAGATGCGGTATGCGAAATGTGCCTACGCAATCCAGCAAAAGTTGATGTAGTCGTGCCAATGGGCTTAGGCGAGAACTACGGCTGGGCTTATTGCGAGATGTCGCTCTGTGCCGTCTGCGTAGATAGTATGCCGAACCTAACAATCAAATAGAACCACACCTGAGCAAGTGATAAAACTGCTCGCCTCAAAAATAAAATTTTGCGCTACGCGCAAATAAAAAATTCCGCTGCGCGGAAAATAAAAAATTAAAGACCACAATTAGAAATTGTCGTCGTCGGCCAGGTCGTTTGACTCGCGACCGCCGATGCGATAGTCTGGTGATGCGGGTCGCCCCCGCAGAAAAGAGTGGAAAATGATTGTACAAATTGTTGAAATGGAGAGAGACAGTGGTTGCGAGCACTTGGATGATGGCAAGTGCCAGCAGCACCGTATCGTTGGAGAAATCGACACAGACTCAGTGTTCTGGGCCTACGCCGAATTTCTAGACAACGGTGAGTGGGTAAGAGATGACGGCGTTGTTTCTTACCAGCGCGACAGCATCGCCGTCCCTAACCTTGAGTATGACCCCGATGTTGCCTTGTTCTTTGCGGGTCAAGGTTTGGCCAAGATTGGTGACACCAGAGATTACGACGATTGGGTCAAACTACAGAAACAGGTCAACTGGGAAAATCGAGTTGACGGCGAATGCGAGATTTGCCACCACGCCTACCCAGCGAACTGCGTTTGTCCAAGCGATGTGGATTGTCCAAATTGCTTGGCAGGCTCAGTCTGCATCTTTCACTAGCAACACCGCCTGAGTATGCGGCCAACTGCTCACTCCACCCAACCAACAGGAGAGACAAATGAGTGAGAAAACACCAGTAGACATTGACTGGGGCGAAAGATACCCACACCTGTTTATAACCACCGTTGAAGAAGAGATAAAGTTCTGTGAAGAAACAGGCATTTCTCTGCAAGACTCTTGGAAACTAGACAAACTAGTTCCTATCCCAACTGAATTGGTAGTCAAATACCAGGCAGCCATAACTGCTTTGCGTGAAGTAGAGCAAGCAGTTAGACAGATAGAAAAAGAGAACCAATGAACACAGCCACCCTGCCTAGACAACTAGGCAGGGTTTCGGCTTTGGCAAAAATAAAAAAAATAAAAATTGCAGCTCCGCTGCAAAATAAAAATTAAAACCTTCATTTAGAAAAAGACACGCGCCGCTCGGTCGTTTGCGTAAAGTTGCGTTTCGTGGCAAACTATAAGAGCAGCACCACAACCAAACAAGGAGATCAGATGCAAATCACTCACGTAGCAAAGATGGACAGCGGAGATTACACAATTTCTTCGCTACCTTGCCCCAAGTGTTCGGCAGTATTCACCACCGAAGTTACAGGCGAGCAAATGTATAAAATCAACAACAACGCCCTAATTCAAGACATCGGCTTAGACCTTACCGCAGACCAGCGAGAGCAGTTTATCTCAGGGTATTGCGGAACGTGCTGGACTGAAATGTTCAGTTTCGATGACGAGGAAGATGAGGAGGAAGAAGAATGAACCCAGAACTCGCAAAAAAATTCGTAGCAATTCTCAATGCTTACGAAGACCGAGAGATTAGTGCCGAAGAAGCACTAATCCGTATCCAAATCGCCGTAGCCAACGCTAACGAAGATGCGGAACACAACGAAATTACTCTCTAACGCTGCCTGATGCCCACACCGAAAGGTGTGGGTATTGGCGTTTGCGGAAAATAAAAAATAAAATTTGCGGCTGCGCCGCAAAAATAAAAATAAAAGCTTCAATTAAAAAAGCATCGCCGCGCCAGGTCGTTTGACTTCGGCTGCCGTATGTGGCAAACTGAAAGTGTAAGGTGGCAAGCACCCCCCTCGCTTGCCGCCTTACACCTAACGAGGAGGAACAATGCCAGAAATACAAATACTGGCAAGGTATCAAGCAGACAACCTAGTTTGCGAGATAACTTGCGAAAACGGAGAGTATTGGTTTGTAGATACTTACCGCACCATCGAAGATGGCGACCCTGAATACCTGAACAACACAGGCTCGCTTACCACCTACGCCGAAGCGTTTGACGCTTTCCGTCTAGACCTAGACTGCTTCTTCGGCAAGGAGTTTCACCCAACAATGCTAGTCCGCAACAAGTAGCAACCACCGACCCCTGCCGAAAGGCAGGGTGTTCGGCGTTCCAAAATAAAAAATAAATTTTGCTGCTCCGCAGCAAAAATAAAAATAAAATCTAAACATCATTTACAAAAGACACGCCGCTCCGCCCATTTGACTAATGTGCCGTTTTGTGTTTGACTTAGTATGCGGGCAAGCCCGCAGAAAACGAGGTGATGTAAATGAGTTTCGGAATTGATGTTCGGTATCCCGATGTCTTTGTCCAACTTACGGGTGAAGACGGGAACGCTTTCGCAATAATGGGAAGAGTAATTTCTGCCCTGAAAGACGCTGGCGTATCAAAAGAAGAAATTGACGAGTATCTCGCTCAATCTCAGTCTGGCGACTACGACAACCTGCTACGCACCGCCGCCGAGTGGGTATCGGTAGGGTAATCTCCAACACCTGAGCAAGTGTCTAAAAGGCTCACAACCCTAACAAGAAAAGAAAAGAGATGAAAATGGGCGGATACAAATCCGAACTCTTCACCGCCGATAACCCTCAGGGTTATCGAGTGCGGTTCAGAGAATACGCCAAAAATTGGTGGCATTACGAAGACAGCAAAGGCAAAGAGTGGGTCAAGAAATTTGACGACCCCGGCTCAGCCAAATTGTTTGCCAACAATCTAATCACGACTAATCTGATTTTGTCTGGTTTGTAGCGAGTGCTGAGAAAGGCGACCCTTGCGGTCGCCTTTCTTGGCGTTTCGCACAAATAAAAAATAAAACCAAAAAAGCTCAATTAGAAAAGACACGCCGTCGCTGCCGAATTGACTAAGCGCCGTAATTGTGGCAGACTGAAAGAGCAACACCCAACCCAAGCACCGCTAACAAAGGAAGACAAAATGCCTGAATACAAACTAACCGCCGCAAAAAAGAACCAAATCGCTTCGGTATTCTTCTCAGCACCATCAGACGAAGACGCAATTCTAAAAGCAATCTTTCGCATCTTAGACAATGCTCGCCTAGACACCAGCAGTTGCTGGGCAGTTGGTAAGGTCACGCTAAGCGACAGCAAGGGCAACACAATTTCAGAAATGCCAGCCAAATAAGAAAGCACCGACCCCAGCCGAAAGGCTGGGTTAGGTGCGTTTGCGGAAAATAAAAAATTGCGGCTTCGCCGCAAAATAAAAAATTGCGGCTGCGCCGCAAAAGCAAAAGCTCATTTATAAAAAACACGCTGCCGCCGCCGACTTGCGTATTGTCGCCGTTGTGTGTTTAGATAGTATTGCGGAGAGTATCCGCCTAATTAGGAGATGATGTAAGTGCCAGAACTAGAAAGCAAATTCAGTTGGTCAGTTTTCTCAGACAACAACTGCCAATGCGGACAAGAACACTCTTTCGAAACAGACAAACTGCCGGACATTAGCCAGCCGGTAATCCGAGAAGATGTTTGGAATTGCGGAAATGTTTGGTATACCTATTTCTCAAATGGGGATAACGAATTTTACGCAGACCCGAAACACGAACTCTGCCCCGTCTGCCAGACAAGAGCAATGCCGAAAGGCGTTGCCGACTATTGCGACGAGTGTGTCGCATACGCCGAACACCTAGCAGAGAAAGCACTCTATAACGAGTAGCACCGAGCCACTTGCCTAGTATCTACCCCCAGATACTAGGCAAGTCCGGCGGTGGAAATAAAAAATTGCGGCTGCGCCGCAAAAAATAAAAGATCAAAAAGCTCAATTAGAAAAGACACGCCAGACCCTCGACTTGACTAACTGCCGTATTTTTGGCAGACTTAGAGCATAACAAAATACCTAGCAGGGCAGACACCCCCCGTCTGCCTTGCTAGGACAATCCAACTAACAAGGAGAAAAAATGTTATTCATACCAATTTTGCTGAGCGTTGTTACGCTAGCACTTTTTATTTCCAATTCACTAATCGGCTCACTACTTGCCGAAGCAATCAACTTTGGAACTCCCGAACAAATTTGGTGGCTAGGCTTTGTGTGGCTAGGGTTGCTTGGAACTTCTATAACTTTCGGGTATGCCGCCGTCAAAGAGTTTATTTACTACAACGACAACAGACCACGCCAGCCACTCCGCAACAGATAACCCCGAAATGCCCTGCCTAGTTTACGCTAGGCAGGGTTTTCGGCGTTGCGGTCAAAAATAAAAATAAATTTTTCCGCTTACGCGGAAAAATAAAACTCGCTTCGCTCGTAAAAAATGAGCTCGCGCAGCTCGCACTCATTTTTAAACCCAATTAAAAGCCAGGTGCTAGCACCAGCAGCTCGGCTTCCAGCCGCGAGCAAGTCGCGTCTTCAGCCTACGCGCTGGTAGCTAGGCACCCCCGGACGCATTACTCGCAGGCGCTCGTAATGCTGTTCGCAACTGCATCCGCAGTATGCTCACGCGGTACTCGCTGCGCTCGTCCGCCCATTGAAAGCATGGTAGCTCGCTCCCCAGGGCTTGCGGTCCAGAGCCGGGGAACCCGTCTCTTCCCGCTTCGCCGGGAGCTCGGCCCATTATACGCATCATTCGCCGTTGCTCATGATGCTGCTCGCTCCCGCATCCGCGGTCGCTCCCTGAGTGTTCGCTACGCTCACCCGTATTCATTAAAGATGCTATACTGTAGAGCATGGAAGACAATACAATCGACAGTGCCGATGACCTACAAAAGGGAATCGAAGACTCAAAGAACCTTGTTCTATATGCCTACAGCAAATGGATTAAGGGAGACTACAAGCCGACAGACCAAGCGCGGGAAGATTTAGTCAATATTGAAGTCAATTTTAGAATTGCTGGCAGCGTCCTCGATTATGAACAGCACGGCAAACTTTCCCAGTTTAGACAGGAATGTTTAGTAGCCTTAGGAATGTAGACCTAGCCAGTCAGAAGAAAACTCTCAGAAATCTGGGAGTTTTTTCTTGCTTTCGGGCCAAACCTTACGGTAAACTATTAGGACACCCCTGGAAAGGTGTACGGGAGACCCCAACAAGATACGACCGAGTACTAACTACCAAGGAAAGGTAGGTCGAGAATGAAAAGGTTACTGATAACTGGAGCTGTATTAGGAATGACCATGTCCATCACTGGATGTGTGACACCTAATGCGGTTGCGGAACCTATACAAGTAAATAAAGCGTTGAGCGTAAGTTCAACAACTGCTGAAGATCCACTAGCGTTTGCGGATGATGCCAAGAGAATACCGAGCATCACTCCTGTTGACAGCATCGTAGAAAGTGAGCGGAAGCAGGGCATTGTTCGTAGGCTATATGACAATACCGTCAAGATCAACCAAATTGTAGCTAAGCTGAAGAAGACTGCAGGCAAGACCTGGTATGTTTTCTCAGGAGCGACTCCCGGTGGTTGGGACTGTTCGGGTCTAGTCATGTGGGCATACGGACAAGTGGGAGTAACACTCGAACACAGAGCTTCGTTACAGGCTAAAGCCGGTACCGTAGTTAAAGAACCTGTGATCGGAGATATTGTTGCTTACTTCTACCCAGGCAGCAAGAACGCATTCCATGTTGGAATCTATATTGGAGATGGAAAAGTAATCCATGCACCAAGACCAGGTACCAGCACGAGAATCGAATCTGCTACCAAGGGAGAGTTCAATACCCCAGGTGTGAAGGTCAAGTACATACGGCTTGTCCCTCAGGTCATCGATGGGAAACTGACTCTGTAAGCACAAAGTCAAGGTGGAACAGCTACACGCTGCTTGGCTCACAACTTAATATTGCGGAAGACCCTGGCGTTTTGCCGGGGTCTTCCTGTTTCTATAGTGCTATGATGTAGACATGGAATTTTTTATATACGGAATGATAGTTCTAGGAGTGGTAGTCTGCTTCTTTGCAGCACTCCTAGCCGCCTTAGCTATGCTAAGTGCCGCCTTTGTAGGTGACCCAGAATTTGAATTCGAAAGCTATCTAGACGATAAGCCTAAAGAAGACATGCCGATGCCGTTACTTGGTGTCGTTCAACCCAAAGAGAAAAGAGATACAAATGCCTAGTTGGTTAATCAGGATCAGAGACATCATCTGGTCGTCAGTGTTTGCGGTAGTGCTTTCAGTTGCTGCCGTCTTAGTTGCAATCATTGCCCCTGGCGCATTGTCATTGTCAATCTCCCTGGGACTAGCAGCAGTCACATCAGCTCTTCTAGCTCAGAGAGTCTAAAGTACTATACAATAGGAACGTCAACCATAACAGTTAGGAAGGTACCTCATGTCTGAGGAACTTAAACCAGATGTAGAACTAGAGATTGTTGCTGAGCCAGTAGTAGAAGAAGCTGAGCCAGTAGTAGAAGAAGCCGAGCCAGAGGTTGTTGCCGAACCAGTTGCGGTAGAGCCTGTCGTAGTTCCAGAACCTCCGAAGCGGGGCATCGTTCCAGTACCTGTGAACATCGAAGAGGTCATTGCAAGACTCGAGGAAGAAGCGGTTAAGCCTGCAGGTCCTTTCGTCATCAGTGCTAATGCCGAAGTAGATACAGTCAAGGTATCAGCTATCAAGTTCAAGAACCTAAGTGCACGTCGCTCGATCAGTGTCTACCACACCCAGCGTCGTCTTAAGGAGCTAGGCTATGCGGAAGCTGGTGCAGACCGCGAAGGATTCTATGCGGAGGGCACTAAGGTAGCTATGGAGAAGTTCCAGGCTGATAAAGAGCTTACGGTAGAAGGTATGCCGGATCTAAAGACTCTAGAGGTTCTCTTTGAAGGCGATCCAAACGTCAAGGTAGAGGACTAATCTCATACGGTATGCCGGTCTGCTCATAGAGTAGGCCGGCTTTACTGTATCCGGATGATGATACAATAAAGCATGGCTAAAAGTTTAATGGAGACCATCGCGCTCCTACCTCCCGATGAACAGGCACTAGCTCTATCCGGTATGGATCCCGATGCATTGCTGTGGGATTGGTCAGTATGGGGTAGACCTGAGCAACAGGCACCTGCCGGTGACGACTGGGCCATCTGGGCATACATTGCCGGCCGTGGTGCAGGTAAGACCAGGACAGCTGCTGAGTGGGTTCGAGAGCAGGCTAAGTATACGACTGAAGGTCAAAGGCGCTTTGCCCTGGTTGCACGTACTGCTGCCGACGTACGTGACGTCATCGTTGAAGGTGAATCCGGTATCATGAATGTCACCCCTCCATCGGAGCGCCCACTGTATGAACCTTCAAAGCGAAGACTGACTTGGCCAAACGGTAATACCGCGACATGCTTTACAGCTGATGAGCCTGACTCACTACGTGGTCCTCAGTTCACTCATGCATGGGGTGATGAGGTTGCCGCCTGGAGACAGACACCAGATGCCGCAGGTATGACAGCTTTCGATAACCTTCGAGTTGGTACCCGTCTTGGAGCTAACCCAAAGATTATGGTAACCACCACGCCAAAGCGCGTGCCGCTGCTTTATAAGCTTATCGATGAAGCCAAGACTGGCCGCGTCGTTATCACCAGAGGTTCGACCCTCGATAACTCGGGTAACCTATCCGGTGCCTACCTCGATGCCATCACTGGCGTCTATGCAGGCACGCGCCTAGCCGCTCAAGAACTATACGGCGAGATGCTCGACGATGTCGAAGGTGCGCTCTGGACTGAAGAAATGCTTGAGGCTGGCCGCGAAGGTTACATGCCACTAGGCACACCACTGCGCATCATTGGCGTTGACCCTAGCGTTGCCGAGAACCCTAGAGATGAGTGCGGCATCATCGTTTGCGCTTCGACATCTGACCGAGACCTCTATAAGCGCCAAGCCTGGGTCCTCGAAGATGCTTCAGTCTTAGGCTCGCCGGATAAGTGGGCTAACAAAGTTGTTGAGATGGCGCGTAAGTGGGGGTGCCCAGTCGTTGCCGAAGTCAATCAGGGTGGAGCATTAGTTCGCAATGCCATCAATGCCATTGACCCCAACATCACAGTCCTCGAGGTCCACTCAAAACACGGTAAGGCTTTACGTGCCGAGCCTGTGACCCTCGCCTATGAGCAGCGTCGTGTCCATCACATAGGCTACCTAGCCGACCTCGAAAGCCAGATGACTTCGTGGGTTCCAGGTGAAGGTAAGTCTCCAGACCGCGTTGATGCTCTGGTCCACGCCCTTACGGCTCTGCTCATCAAGCCCCCGTCTGGCTTCACTGGCGGGCGCATTAGCGCAAAGTCTATGGCAGACCGAAAACTTGACTTGGGCCGCGGCGCTGGCACGGGTCGCTCTGGCGGTATCTTCAGGGTTAGGTAAGACTAAACCCCCTTGGGTAACAAGGGGGGGAACCAAGGGGGTCTAGTCTGTATTGCTTACCTGCGGTTATAGGTTGCTACATTTACAGCGAACAGGGTAATCGCTGATGAAGCCAACGCGGACAGGTAAGCCATCGCGCCAATCAAGTTTATCTCTGGGTCATTGAGGCTATTCACTAGGCTTAGTCCGCCGATAACTACTACCAATAGCAAGGCTACGGCTAGGTTAGCCCTGTCTTTTCTATTTGCTAGAACATTCATCTCTGTTTATCCCTTCATTTCGAGCAAGCCCTGTTGTCTTGCTTCACTTACTAACTTAGCCTATGCGGCAAGCCTAGTCAAGTCTTTTTGGCAATTCTTTTATAACAGGTTTATAACAGGCAAGGAAAAGCAAAAACCCCTGCCTATTGGCAGGGGCTTCGCTTGGTGTCTTACTTAGAGTCATAGTATCTAATAAGCCCGTAGATAACCCAGAGCATAGTCGCAACGCCAGAGTAGATGACGACTAAGAATTGCCCAGCCATTGGCGCAATAATGATGAGCAAAATAGATAGAGCGATAATCGAAAACATAAAGCCTGAGATTGTAGCGAATTCTTTGTTAGACATTTGATACCCCTTTGTTTATTGGGCTTGCCTTTTGCTTGCCCTGATGTAATCAGGATACCATACCAACACGCCTAGTCAAGCCTATTTTGATAACGGATTGATAACGCTTGGCAGGGGCAGGGCAGGGCTACCTAGCGGGCTACCTAGCGGGCTACCTAGCGGGCAGGGCAGGGAGCAGGGGGCAGGGCTTGGCTTGGGCAGGGCAGGGCTTGGCAGGGT